GCGACGCCAAGCAGACAGTTGCTCTTCGGTTCTCCCAACTGTACGTAATTCGCTGCTGGCATGCAGTTTTCTGCACTCGCAATACTTCATCTTGTGGGTTTTACACTTTCTCTCTGAATTCGGTAGTTTAGCCATTTGTATTAAGTTAACGTAAACCTTGTTTTGAACGCGACGATGTTTTGGAGCTGCCTGTCTTGACCCCCAAATGTAACCTGTGAATTGGGAGCAATGATTGAATTTATCAAGCCAGTAGTCTGTAATTCTCCCCCACCGTGTCTTGTGGTCCAAAACGGCATATGCTCCTGATGTCTTTTCTTCAACAAGCATATCCTGCTTGAACCAAAAAGTAACAGTTTGACCAAAAATTCTGGAAAGGTCTCTTAGTCTGACTCCGATTGTGCGTTCCATGGATATGGGAAAGAAAGGTAGACTGTGAATTGGATTATTGGTCAAATAAGCATCGACATTATCAAGGACTTCCTTTTTGAACATATGATCAACTTCGGGAACTGTTCCAACAGGGATTATTTCGTCGTAAAGATTTGCAAGTAGTTCGAGGGCCCCCGTGTAATCGTTGTTGGTATAGTAATGTTCGAGAGCTTTATGTACTGCATTTCCCAACTCAGCCCAGGGTAATTGATTGATACCCGACCGGTTGTGGACACTGCTTGCTACGAAGGCGGCCGGACATGTTGCCTTCTCGATCTTTGAATTGTCGAAGTTAAACGCCATCTAACCGTTCCCCTCTTTATTTAAATCTGAATTTTTTAGGGCATAATAGCCCACTCTAATACAATGGTTTAATGCCTGCTCTAAACTGACATTCATTTCAATTGCCAACCTTTTCAGGCTTTGATGGTAGATTATCGGTAAATTTCTTGTGAGATACACTCTCACGGGCATATCGTGTTTCTTTGTTTCCATAGGCGAACTCCCTTTTTTAATTTTTAAGGCGAACCGGAGTTCGCCGTTTTGAATATTGTTAATCACTTTAATCAAGATATACTAATTAAGCTTGATTGTCAAGTACTTTCTTCGTTAACGTGATACTGCAAGTATTTGTTTTTTTATTGCTTTCAACATTCTTGCGTCGCGATCACAATCAGTTTTAGTTTGTAGAGTCTGCATACCCTTCGATATTTCGTTAAGTGCTTTTATGTATCTTGGGATATTACCAAGACCGGCGAGGTTGTAATATTCCAATTCGTTTTTAAGAGCCCCTATCGTTTGAGATAGGTCATTTATTAAGTGTTGCATGGGTTGTCTCCTTAACTAAAGCTTCCGGTTTGGATAGTCATAAATATCCCTAATTGCTTGCTTCAAAGTTAAAAGTTTTTCAGATAATTCAGCCATGGAGTCAATGAATGTGTCTATCTCTTTGGCGATTCTATCATCATCACCATGAAAAGCGGCGGGTATCAAATCATTGAAAACGTCATAATTTTTAAGATGGGACTCATAGACCTGTTTCATCAATTCTGGAATACGGTTGACTTGTTCTTCTACCTTAGACATAAAATTACTTCCTCATAACTGTTATATTTTGTGATAATTGAAAATTTCAACCAAGTGGTACGGTGGTACGTTTTTGGGTGGTACGGTGGTACGGTCGTACGGTCGTACCAGGTGGTACGAAGGTGGTACGATATGGGGGTGGTACGGTCGTCCTGGTACGGTAACCGTACCACCTAATTTTGACAATGAAATCAAGCTGGTACGGGGTGGTACGGGGTGGTACGCGTACCAGCCGTACCAGTACCGTACCACCCTTTATATTGAATGAAATAACCAACACGCTAAACAAAAAAATATAAATGCTACAATCTCATTTGAGATTAAAAGGTAAAACGCGAATGCTGCAATTGCGATTGTTACATCTCCTATAAGCATAAAGCCTCATCTTGTTATGATATGATAAAATGCCCACGCGTTGATCACAATAGCGGACACAACAATTGAAATAAAATACAGTAAAGCGAAAAATAGTTTAAGCATACTACTCCTGGATCTTCTTACTTAACTTGGAAAAGTCAATGGTCTCGACCGCGCCGTCTTTTATTTCTTTAAAACGTTTTGCGGATTTGTCTATCTCATTGTTGTAATTGATAACAGTTTCTTTGGTCCAAACCCAACTGCAGAAATAACAAGCGTAGTCGCCTATGCCTACTTTCTCATAAAACCAACCGGCAGTGTGCCCGTAAATGCTTACTCCCATGTGTGGGTCGAATGTTGCCGGAAAATCGCGTATATTTTCAACATCACCCAAGATGCCGTCACACTGAGGGCACAACATTTCACCTTCGAACAAAAAAGTTTCACCCATTAACATGCCTCGCTTTCACTTTTGAAAGGTTCGTTTATCCAATCTTCCCATTGCGAGTGAGGGTAGAAAACTCCCTTATACCAATGGGAGCCGCATGATGGGCAGTAGTAATGCCTTTCGTCTCCTTGACCTTGAGACAGGTCTTTCTTGGCCTTGTGGCCGCACTTTTTGTGACACTTCAGCCTTTTCATTTGATTATGCCTTTGTCCTTTAACTGCAGATAACAGTGTGTAATTAACTCTTGATTATTAAAATTCAAAATCTTTTCCATCTCAAAGTCGATGGAAAGGTTTCTTAAGACGCCTTCGTCATGTACTCTTACAAACACACCCTCTTCGAAATCAATAATCAAATGCCACGGATACCCGTTTATCAACGGGTATTCAACAATCAACTCGTGTTTGGAAACTTTATACTCCGTATCCATAATTGAGTTCATCTTCATTTTATTATGCCTTCTTCAGTTAACTGTTTATAACAGTATTCAATTAAGTCCTTTGCACATGTAAAATCTGCGCGAACACGTTCAATTAAAGTATGCTTTGAATCAAATGCTTCAATCTCATATGACTCAAAATCGCCGTCTACAACTACATCAGCGCGCGTCTCTTTGCCCCGTTCAAGAGTTATGAACCACCAATTTCCATTGATCAATGGCGTATGAACCGCCAATTCCAACGTGTTTTTGACATCTTTTACAATGTCATAATCAATGCACATAAAAAATCCTTTCACTTTCCCCCCTTTAAAGAATGTCGATAATGTCCCAAATGGGACCGCAAATGAAACTTACTATGTACCAAAGTAAATTATAGAACGGGTCCTCAGTGGGGACATATTCCATACTCGACATTCGCGTTATGCAAAGAAGGATATAAACCCATATCAAGGTTGCAGTAAAAAACTGTTCTTTGTGATCCATATCACCCCCATTTATAATATTCTATCCTTTTGCTTGTTGTGTGAATCCACAATAGGCCACCAAATTTTGGTGGCCTATAATTGAGTCATACAAATCAACTGAATAACAATGAGACAAGGAAAACAATCGTTGCTAAAGTCCAATATTCAGCTACAGTCTCAGGATTAGCAAAAACATAAACAAATACTGAAAAGGCAAAACAAATCAGCAATACAACCATGGGCGGCAACGTTATGATTGCTATCAAGATAGATATTAAAAGGATTATGAACGGCTTACTTGACGAGCAGCCACTTTCAACTTCAGAGCTTTGTTCGTTCAATTTGACTGCCCGTGTATTCAATTTAATTAAAGGATATCTCATCCACTTACCTCATTACGGCGATAAGAGATCTTAGCCAACGCGTCGTCGAAAGATGTGTTGCCGCTCATAGTGTTCCATACATCCATGACGTATTGGCTTTCATCGGCCGTCATCGGATCGATATCAGGCTTCTTTGCTCCCAAGCAAAGGCAGCCGAAGTTAATCCAATTGAGTAATTGCCTAAGTTCTCTCGCTCTTTTCGATGTCATCTATTTTATTCTCCTTCTTGTGGATTGACGCGCTCGTTCAACTCTTTTTACAAGCGCTGTTAATGGGTCGTCCATTGCCGTTGAAAATAAACTAATGTGCAACAAGGCGTCTTGGCGATAATTGTAACATAATGTTTGATACAAGCTTTTTGATTTTCGATCTAAACGAATGATGCGTTTTGTTAATACGGCTCTCCGCATTTTTGCCCCTTTCCAGTTCCATTTTTATTATGTAATCCGGCATTTTGAATGTTTCCATCTTTATTTCGGTTTGTTCATCTGCCAGTTCAACATCCCATATCCCATTGTATAGATCGAAAATGACTCTCTTATAACTATTATTTGATTGAAGCTCGTAGACACAATTGAAATACTCTGTTTTGATAATTCTGGGTGTGGGTAGGTAAATGATTGACATGATGTCCTCCTTACCTCTTCTTTTCGCAAATCGGGTAATTCCGATTTGTTTGGCGTGCTCATAGTAGCATCAAGTGATTGATGCTACTAAATGCAAGTCAAACCTTTACCAGTTATACGTAAATCTTTTTGGTTGGGTAACTATCACCTAATGAACTAAGGCAATCACTCGCTTTAACTAAAGCGCCGTAACGCGTCCAGAACTCGGACTTTTTTAATACTTGTCCTTCTTTAAAATGAAATTCATCGTTAGTAATTCGCGGATTTGTGTAAAAGATGCATCCTTCATACTCCCTATAATAATGGGGGCCTTCTTCGTATAACCTCATCACCTCACCCCCAAACTGATGCCTAATTTCATAGCTGTCTGCAACGTTTTCGATTTTCCTTATCAATATTCTATCATCGGTTGTTGCAGTGTAAGTTATTCTTGTCCGCTTCACTATGTGTCCCTTCTTTTTTTTTATTATACCTCAACTGTTTCACGGCTGTATGAAGATGCCCGCTTAATCGCGGATTCCAATAATTCTCCGGCTTCGGCCAATTGTTCAAGATACCAGGAAAATACATCTGAATCATACAAATCACCAACACACATATAAAAACACGACCCGGCCGTTGGGTTGTAGTAATTGATATCACATGTATCAGTTCTGTAATAATGAGGGCCTTTTTCATAAATTCTAAGGACCTCTTTACCGTATAATTTGGCTATGTCTAATGGAGACATAACGTTTTTAATAATTCGTACGTATATTTGACCATCCTCTACTATACTACGATATATTTGTACTTTATCCAATTTCGCCCTTTCCTTTCTTTCTTTATTGTTAATATTATTAATATGTTACCCTGTCATGTTTATCATGTTAAACAAGATAAGCTATTTCGTCAAGTACTTTCTTCAACTTCTTTCCGAAAAATATAAGATGCATTTCTAAGTAAGTGTTCAACGTTCATTTTGTTCGCATCGCAAACATGATAAATATCGGCGAGTATGTAAGTTAACGATAGAGCCAAATTAGGCTGACAATAAGATGTATTAATTGCCCTACACAGCCTTTCGTTTGCCTCATTTCTAACGCCTTCTAATAATACAGCTGCCATTTTTTGGACCCTCCTTTATTAAATAAAGACGGCTTTAAGAATCCGTCCTTTAATGTTAATGATTAATAATTGGAATGATTACCTGGGACTGCATGCTTTGATATTGCCTTCCAATGATCGTCAATAAATTGCTCTACGACGAATGTTTTGCCTACCAGCGTATTAGCTAAGCAATTCGCCACGTCAAAGGCAACGTGTTCGGCTGCGGATATAAAGCTGTCATGTGCGCTGAAAAATGGATCTTCTCCTACGTCCCAGCTAAGATAGAAACCTAAGGCAGTTGATTTTATTCTAAACATATCTCATCCCTCATTTGACACAAATTGTCATAGGCTTCATGAGCGTGATACTCCGCCAATAGTTCCAACGACCTATTAACAAATTCCCGCCAATCCTCGGTTTGATGGTAACAATGAATACCTCCGTTGCCCATCAGTTCAAGGCCGTTAAACACGACTTCTAATGCGTCGTTCGCACATTCGGCAATTACTTCTTCAGCGCCACCCCAATCGCCTATTTCATCTGCCTGCCAGAAGGCTTCTAACTGCTGTCCGGTTGTTGCCCGGGAAGCCTCAGGCAACAATTCGCTCGGGGAACCAAGCTCGCAATACAAATCATTTATTTCGGACATTAATGTACCGTACAATTTATTGTTTTCAATTTGATCGGCTGAATAAATCATTAAACACCTCATTGATTTTAAGGCCCCTTTTTAGGGGGCCCTTGGTTAATTAACTATCCATAAGTGCCGTCTGGATTGTGGTTAAGGTAAACCACTCATCGTCAAGCTGCACTTCGACGCAAAATAATGCGCCGAGTAATCTTTGCGAAAGATTTTCGGCTTCAATTAAAGTATCATGATAAGATTCAAAATCATCACAATAGGAATCGGTGTGCTCTTTTGAGCGGGATATTCTAAAACCCCCGAGCTTTCCTTCGGCAGCGGCTACTAATTTGCGAATATTTTCCGGAAATATTTCTTTGGTTATATGATATTTTGGCATGCTTCGTTGCTCCCTTCTTTTTTGCTGGTGTTAAATAAGTTCCGAGCACATTTTACAAGATTGATCGAAAGTTTGTATAGCTTCCCCAATGCTGCGGCCAGACTTCCAAATTCTCTCTGCTTGCCTATCTCTATCCAGTCGACGTTCCTTTTTTAGATCTTGGAGCCAATCAAACAGACCGAATACGTCCAATTCGCCTTTTTCCGGAATGTCTTCTCGACTGTAACCAAGTTCGAGGGATAATGCATCTATTTCGAACAAGAAGTCGTCCTCGTATTTGAGAATTGTCTCAATCGTTCTGTCGGCAATTTTATCAACGGAACCGTTGACAATGGCAACAGCGTGTTTGTTCTCCAAGGCTTTGTCTTTCATGATTGCGAAGTTGCCTTCTGAGTCTGCTTCTTGGATGTATTTATGACCATTAATAAGTTCGAATACACGGTGGACTTCGGCGATGCTGTCGAACACTTCACAGTAACAAGCTTCGCTGAAATCGACAGTGCCTTTAAGAAGGTCGTAGTTGGACACATAACTTGCCCCCTTGGCATTTACCTTCATGATTCTATAAATGCCTTCCTCCGGCTTGTCAGGGGCTGGACGGGCTGTGATCGGCATACTGTGCTTTACTGTTTTATCGCGAAGGTGGGACACTTCGGCCATACGAGCAGCTGCGCGTTCTTTCCCGGCAGCGGCTTCCTTCCTGGCTTCCCTCAATTGTCTACGCCATGTCGGATTGCGAACGATTATTCTATAAGGAGCGAATTCTATGTCATCAGCATAATGGCCGTTGAAAAAATTAATGCAAATACGTGCTTGGTTAATGTTATCAAGCTCCAAGCAACGCTTTTTATCCGGATGAAAGTTAGGAGCTTCGCTTTCATCGTCCCAACCACAAAAGTATTTGACGTCCCCAGTCCTGTTGTCGATGGCTCTTACTGTGTAGTTACTCATTTTTGTGTCCCCCATTTTTTTGTTTGTTTTCCCCCTACAGCCCAAGTAGGGGGAGTGGTTTAATTAATGATGCTCGAAATACTCGGTTTTAACAGCATGACCCTTTTTTCTTAAAGACGAGGCGGTCCGTTTAATATAACGGTCGGCCCCCCTACCGTCCTCAAATGATCGAGCCGATTCAATAGTATTTTCAACGAACTCCCCGGCCTTGTCGTAGTGATAAGACAAGACGCTTACATAGATCATGGTACCATCACTATAATGTTCAATGTCAACTACGATAACTACGTCCATGATATCCCTCCTTGTGTTTGGTTGGTTGGTATCTCCCAGGTGGTGCCAGGTCACCCACACACCACCAAAAGCCACAATTAATGTAAGCTACATGTGATTACATTGTAACGCACTGTAACCTCACTGAAAAACTTGGAAAGCAAACTTACGTAAGCCTTCTTAGTCATGTTGCGTTGATAACAATCGACCTTTGTTTTCCGCCCTCGTCCACTCTTGTCGCCTTCATAGACAGTAATAAAAACTGTCGGAATATCAGCCCTTGTCATGATTGTTACCAAGCTGTCTATGACGCTTTCAAGTACTCCATCGCAAAGGACGTTTAAGACATTGTTGCAAACAGCTACGTCACAACGACTGGAGTTGTTTAATGCCCTTCGATTCTCTTCGGCGGTACGATTGTACGGATCGTAACCGACGATTTCGCTATTTAAAAAGTCATTTGCCCAATTAACCACTTTATTGAGATAACGGCCGCAGCCGAAGTCAAATATAGCCTTATTTTTAAGGTATCCGTACTTTAAGCCTCTTACGTAACCGGCGGGAATTTGGTTGAGCGATGTGCCTCTGGATGTGATTTCTTGCTTCATTTCCTGCCCCTTTACTTTGTTTTTGTTTTTAAAAGCCTGGGTTTTCTCCCCCAAGACCGAAACAACCATATCATGATTATCATATTAATCAAGATTATCATGTTTGTCAAGAACTTTTTAATTATTTTTACACTTTTCCTTTATTTATCGTTATTACAGTAAGTTATGGACTATCCAGTTTTTAACTTCCCTTGAAGTGCGGAAGTTTCCAGAATAAATCCGCTTTCCGGTCTTCATGTCGAATACAAACCAACGATAAACATAATTGCCGGTTATATTAAAATGTAAGCGAACATAGGCAATTGACGTTGATCCGACTTGAAAGCCGTGCACTTTTTTCATTTCATCCTTTCCCCATTGAATGAAGAAAGTTACCGGGTGATACAAAATGCTTTGTTTAGACATTATCTCCCTCCTTGATCTGAATGGCATAGCAACGGTACTCCTTCACACAGCCGTCACTACTTACCCTAAAAGCGACAGCGGGTACTATTTGATGTCGTCTATTGGGATAACAAGACGATCGTAACGCCCGCTGGGCACGTTCTTTGGTGCGGTATTGACCCAACTCTTCGAATTCAAAAGGCAATCTATCAATTTTCATTGTGTCCCTTCCTTTCTATTTATTTTATTTTATTAAATCCAGCACTCAGCCAGACTTGCCGCCTCAACTCCACTGTATCGTTCCAAATTAATAGTTTGAGCTCGTTGGCAAAGTGCCAGCTTTGCATAACGGCATGGGACGACGTCCACCACTGCCGTGGACAATTAATACGGCCGGTTCCGTCTAAACATTTGGATAGGTTGTAGCTTTTAAAAGAAATGACATGTAGATGCTGCGTCAAGCGTTCCGCTCGACTTCGCCCATAGTGTCGCGTGAATTTGTGGCTGATTCCGCTGTGCCTTGCAGCTGCAGTCATGGCTGCATGGGCGATTCCTATTGCTTTGATGCCGCCCTCAAATCTCAATCCTGAAGGTAGGATGACTCGATAGCGGAACGATCTCCTATTTGCCTGTGGGTATGTACTCTCCTTTAATAATAGTTTGTACACGGCCCTGGTAGCCTCTATTCGGCATTCTTCGTTTTTCATCACTTTCTCCTTGTTTTTGGTGGTGGTTTAAGTGTGAGCGCAATTACCGGTTTCCCGTCGACGTTTCCCTCTTACTCCCGGTCGGGCGTCGTTAGCATGATGATGGATTGTATATGTTTATCATGATAACCAAGATTATCAATATTGTCAACTGTTTTATTTGACAGTTTACGTTCGGGTCATTTCTGTCAAATATGACAGAACCACATTGAGATGGTGGCTTATCCTGGTTTATCCTGGAGTATCCTGTTACCGGCAGGATATCGTAAGCACGTGATAATAAAGCGGAAAACAGCAATTTGTCCTTAATATATCCTGGTCTGTCGGAAGTAGTGATATGTAATTATTCCGGTACTTTAGATGTCATTATATCCTGTTTTTGAGTTTTTCAGCGAAAACGAAATATCAAAATATTCTAATAGCGAAATTTTTCTATATTCACAAATCTCACTTTGATAATTAATAATATATAATAATATTAATAAGTTATAGAGTATTTTATAGTTTTAGTATTTTTTAAGTAAGAAAAATGAGAACTTTTTATGATTTTTTTTTCCGTTTTTTCTTTTTTGGATTTTTTGATCCATTTTATCCTTTTTCGACCAAAAGGCTCAAAACAGGATATATCAGCATGTAAACCTGTGTTATCATTGCAAATCACTACTTTTGAAAACCAGGATATATTGCCGGAGAAATCGCACTTAAACTGCCGGAATGATTACGGAAAATGGTATCCTGGTGGTGCCAGGACATTCCAGGAAGGAATCAGGACATATCGGGCTGCTATTGAGTGATGGTGGGAAATAATGTGGGTGTTGTGAGCCAAAAAGGGCTGTCTGGTCGAGGGACAGGCTCACAGTAGCACGATTACGTCTTGACCTATACCTACCTACAGACATTAACATGGACGTCGCACTGTGTGGCCCTGAGAGGTTTTCAATAACTCTGATTTGCGAAATTGGGCTGGGAGTTGGGTCGAGTCAATTGTGTCTCATTACATAAAGAAGGTTGACAGTGGTGTAAAGAAGGTTGACAAAACGAGAGAAAGTGTTTGCAAACTGCGAATGAGTCAATTGTGTCCCACTTTTTGCAAGATGCAAATGAATGGGACATTCCTGTCTCACTACATGCAACAGACGTGCCATTCCGTCCAGGTATGCAATGCACATGGCAAACAACGCACTTGCGAGATGGACGAAGGCCGGGGGACCCCCCAAGCGTCAATCTAAATGTACAGAAGACCCTCTTACATGCTCACACTATTTTTTGATCTACCTGTTTATCAATGTAATCAGGAGATAAAGCGAAGGCGAGACTGGCGGGGACCGGCAGTCGAAGCCGTTGAATCTATTGGCAATATCCATATCAAATCTCATTAAAAGCCATCGGGCTTCCCACGGAGTGTTCACTTTGTGGTCGATCATACCGTCCGGTTTGTGAACACCTTTGCTTGACAACCTGCCTCATAGGGGATATTATTTTGATGGTAAGCTTGATGTAAACGAAAGGGGCTCACATGACTACACTGAATCCGGCCGATTTAAACTTGAACCTTACGGCTTTAACGGAAACTGTAAAACCGACTTCGCCTAAAGCTGACTCATTCTTTGTTCGACCTCTATCCGACGATGAAAAGTCCTGTGCCGAACTGCAAGTTAAGATGCCCGACTGGTCCAACGATGATCTTGCCACTGCTTTTGGTAAGCCCCTTTCTTGGTTAAATGAATTACAGGGCAGACCTGACTATCAAAGATTGGTTAAAAATGTTAAGCGTAGATTGAGGAGGAAAGCCAAAAAGGTTGTTAAAACTGAGAACTTGTCTGAAGATGAAATTGTTAGTTTGTTCAATGCGGAAATATCAAATTCGTTGGATTTCTTAGTATTCGTTAGGGATGATGAAGGAGCAAAGCATTCAGATCGGTTAAAGGCTGCTTCCATGATCCTCGACATGGCTCCGAAAGCGCCTCAAAGGAAAGCCGATAATCGTCAAGTTCCGAATATCGTTGTAAATATACCATATCAACAGGTTCAAACCATAAGTGAAGCTGCGGTTGAAATAGGTGAAAGTGACTTAATCGAACTCTTAAACGAGAGTTACGAAAATGAGTAAGAAGCCTTCCAAAAAATCCGAGCAACAAGCCAAGCCTGGTGTCCCTCTTGTTGCTCACCCCAGCGGGGGTGAAAGCCTTGCCCAACGAGTAGCCCCCGCAAAAACCAAGAAGAAGAAAAAAGACTACTCCGATATCATCAAGAAGAGGGAAGCGTTTGCGGCACGGGCCAAACGTGGGCCTATTGACTATTTGATGCGGGAAGTCGTAGTTGACGAAAATGGGCTACCCCGGCAAGCTGGCGCTGATCATCAGGAAGGTGAATTTATCGTCCGCATCAAAAAAGCGGGCGAACGTTCACTTTATTTTTTCTGTAAAGGTATACTCAATAGGCACTTCCTTACTCTAAGTCTCCATAAACCGGTTTGCGACTTCCAACAATTAACACCCCCGTTTCACAAGTTGACTTTAATGCCGAGAGAACACGCTAAAACCGCCATTGTCAGTGGTGGGTTGCCTCTTCATATTATAATCCAACCAGCTGATACCAACATGTATTTCCCTGGTATCCAAGGTAGCGAGTGCCGCATCTTACTTGCCGGAGAAACTCAAGACATGGCCGAGAAGAATTTAAGGGTGTTAAAGTCCGTTCATGACGACAACCTTGTTTTTCGCTCTCTTTGGCCTCATATTTGTTGGAAAAATGCAAAGAGGGAAAGTCCTGTGTGGAGCCAGAAGGCGGCTATCTTCCCTCGATTGAATGAGTGGCCGGACCCCACTATTTGGGCCAAGGGTACCGATGGGGCTGTAACCGGGACACGTCCCAATGTCATGATAAAGGACGACCTCGTGTCATTGGAAGCAAGTCGATCAGATACCGTCATGGCAAATGCGATTGAATGGCATAAAGCAAGTCGTGCGTTGCTCGACAGTTATGAGAAGGAATCCGGATTATATGGACTCGAATTCATAATAGGCACTCGTTGGGCTGTTTACGATTTATATAGTGACATAATAGATACTGATCCAAGTGTTGAAGTGATTGATGAAAAATTCCATCAAATAATCCGGAACGGTAAAGTGTTGTGGCCGGAAAAGCATACGAAGGAATCGGTTGCCGAATTGATGCATTACCACAAACACATGTTTTTCCTCCTCTATATGAACAACGCCGCGGACCCCAATTTGGTTGATTTTAACCTTGATGACGTCCGAGAGTTCCGCTTCGTAAACGACCAAATTATGTGGGAAAGGCTGCCGGATATAGACGATGCCTTGGAAAAATCATTAGATGTAAAGGAAGTAGAAAGAGACTACAGTGATAGACCCCTTATTAAAAGGGGAACGAAGTTGAATGCAGGTATGTTGGACGCACTTGCGAGTAGAACCGCCTACTTAAGGGCAAAACGTTATTAATATGGTGAAAGGGAAAGGTAATGAAATTGAGTGATGAACTTAAAAAGGAAATCAACGAAATTGCAAGGAATAAAGGGTTGAATGTAGCCGAAGACGCTTCAGTCTTGTTGGTAGAAGCGGCCTTCGCCCTGTTGGCCACCCTGGTGCCGAAAGTTAGTTTCGGTCTCGGCGGCATCATTATCCCAATCATTGCAATCGTCAAACCTAAAATACTTGAAATGCTTGACGAAATCGACGGTGAAGACGACGAAGGCAGGTAATTAAATGGAGGTATATGACTCTACCAAAATGGAAATCTATGCCTTCTCGGATTTGGCGGCCGGAGAAGAGGCTGTCGTAAAAAGGAAAACAGCCGCCCGGCAAACGATAATGGTATGTGCCAGGGATGCATATTCCCGTTGGTTCGTGATCCATGAATGGGCCGGTAGAGTCGGTACCTCCAAATTCCGGGATTTAATCCTGGACGCCTATGCAAAATACAAACCATACCGGTATGGGATAGAAGCCAACGGTATGCAGGTTCTTTTCGGGGCCATCGTTAGGGATGCCGGAATCCAACGTTTCGGTAAACGGGCAAGGTTCCTGCCCATTTATCAACCAAGAGGCGTTAAAAAGGAGTACCGTATTAGAACAGCATTGGAACCGGTCATAAGCGAAGGCAGGTTGTTCATTCTTGACAAAACCGGCGAATTAGCTCAAGAGATAAGAGGTTTCCCAACAGCAAAAACGAAAGACTTAGTTGATTCTTTGGCGACCATTGTAGGTATGGCCCCAAAGACCACGAAACAAAGAGGCTTCGATAGGGAGTTGAAGGAATACGCAAAATACCTAAGGTCAACCGGGTGTCCGGCGCACTTAATCAAGGAAAAGGTAACCAATTACAGACAAAGATTGAAGTTCGAACAAAATTAACTGAAGGAGAAAATCATGGCTATAGGCAGATGTCCCGAAAAGAATAGTTGGAATGACGGGAAAAGTGGTAAGCCTCATAAGAAAAAGAATGGTCCCGCCACTGGTAGGAGAGGCAATGTAAATCCCATCAAAAAAGGTGGGAAAATAACCGGTAAATAACGAAATGCGGGGTTTGTTCCCCGCTTTTAACGGGGGTTTGTATGGCTAATGTTTACGCACATTTAAGTTGGGAAATCGACACTGTTGAAAGGGATGCAAGTTCAAATGCAACTTACATAACCATGGATAAATTACGCGTCCAAAAGGTAAATTACTTACCAAACGCCATTAGTGATGTAATCACAATTCAAACATACGATCCTAACACAAAAGCTTGGCAAAATGTTTGGAGTCAAACCGCTGCCGCTGGCGGTTCCGCTGGTGAACTCTCATTGAATTTTGGTGGGGACGGGCACGACTTCTTAGGTTTCAAATTAGCTCAAATGGGCCCAAGTGCTTCATCCGACGCAGGAACGCTATATGTGTATTTCAAATAAACTCAAACTGTTAACGATACTAATATTATTGATATCCACCGTCGCAATAGCGAAGCAGGTGATAATATTCCAAGGTTCCACAACCGGAGTGAACCAAGAATATGGTTATGCAACAATAGGCACTTACGCAATCTCAAGGAATAATTACAGACGTATACCCTTCACCCCAACTTACGACGTAGACATAACATACGGATATTTCTACGGAAACGATACCGGCGTAAGTGGTAACGGAACCGCCGGAGACGGGGCACAAACAATGAAGCTTGGAATTTACAATTCCGGCGGCACTGAACTTGGTTGCTCAAACACCATTGATGTGTCGGATACTAATACTTGGAACGAAATGACATTCTCACCCGCTGTTGAGTTAACCGCCTCGACAACATACTACCTATGTTATCACGTCCCAACACTTGGTTTCATCGACTACCATTACGACGACCTTGGAGGCGGTGCATATGGTCAAGCGTCGGATTGCGGAACTATGTATTCAATCGCATCCACTCGAATAAACACCATGACGGTGGCAAATTACAATGCTCATTAGGTGACAATATGTGGAAATTATTGACAATTTTGTTCGTTTTGACTCTTTACACAACTGTCCAAGCAGATAGTGACAAGTTTGGCGTGTTGGTTGAGGAGTTGGACTCAAGCCCGGCCGGTTACATAACCAAGTTCAAAATAACGAACGATGCCTTGTCAATATCAGGGAATGAAGCAACATTAAGCATCGGTGCCGGTATACCGGAAGTGCAGGATGAAATATACAATTCAACCAACTTTGACGGCGACACTTCCCACGCAGTGTCCCAAGACGACTTCTACGATTACCTACATCAATTTGATGCCGATGACGACGGCGACTTCTCCGATGAAGGTTGGTTCCCGGCTGCGACGATAGCCGACGAAGCCTTCACCGCCGGAAACTTCGATGGAGATACTACGATAGGAACAAGCCAGGATGATTTCTACGATAGGTTCCATCTTTTTGACACCGACGATGACGGTTCATTCACGGATGAAAGTTGGTTGACGGATTACCTTACACCAGCTGAATTAACCGGCACTCTCGGTACTTCATATGACACCGAAGCGGAATTAACTGCACTATTTGCAGGGAAAGAAGACGCGGATAGTAACGATATAGATCCGGATCGACTTGCCGGGGATACTGTTGATGACAATACAATAGATTCAAGCTTAATTCCGGACTTGTCGGCTACATACGAAACAACTACGTCTAATGATATAGATCCTGATAGACTCAATGGGGACGCAAGTGACGATAATTTAATCGACGAAGCCATAATCGACTCCGACATTGCGAGGGATTCGGAATTAATAGGTTCTAATGAAGTTTACAGCTCCGGATGGAATGGCGACACTGGCCTACCTGAAAAGGACGACATTTATGATTACCTTCACCAAATAGACTCGGATGATGATGGAAGCCTAACGGATGAATCATATTGGCCGGATACACTCCCTACCTTCTCCATTGTAGTGAGAGACCCTTCCGATTCAGACAGCTTCCTCTTTACGAAACTTCCATCCGGAATAACAATAACGGACATCCATTGCATAGTCGACCCAACAGACAGTTCAGAGAGTGTCGTAATAGATGTGCAGGAGTGTGACAGCTCCGGCGATAATTGTACAACGGTGGATGCAACAATAACATGCGACAACGATGGGGCAGAAGACGACGGCTCATTAACAAACGGTGCCGTTGATGCTGGGGACTGGTTAAATCTGGACATAGGGACGGTCACGGGGACAGTAACGGATTTAACCGTAACGATTTACTAAAGGTGTGATATGACAAGGTTTTTTGAAAAACACAAAATTTCACAAAAACTAAATGTGTCCGATGAAGCAATAACCAGGCTTGCTTCCTGGCTCGATTCAACCGTAACGGACGCCGTAGCTGCCAGGCAACCATTAGAGCATGCTTGGCGACGCCAATTGACAATGTACGAAGGAGTACCAAAACTACCAACAAGGGATGTTCCAATCGAAAATGCCCCAAACATCGAAGTAACATTAGGGGCTATTGCATCAGACATAATTTGGGCCCAAGCGACGGACACATTTTACAACACATCTCCATTCGCAACCGTTAGGCCTAAGCCGAAAGATAAAGGAGTTCCCGAAATAGTCGACGCCGCAGCCGAACTTCAAAAATTCGTCAACCACATCGCAACGAACGATGATGTCGGGTTCGCACCCGCCTTCGACAATGCCACTTTAGACACCGTCCAACTTGGAACCGGGATGCTCTATGTTCCGTGGGTTGAAAATATAAAGAAGACCAAGACGGCAAAGGTGTTGTCGAGGGGCCCGAAGATCCGCTCAATAGCTCCGGAAGACATAATAGTACCCTCCGGGTGCCGAAACGACATCGAAGAAATGCAGCTATTCGGCTTCCAATTTTACTACACTGAATACCAGTTGAAGCAATTAGCCAAATTAAACAATATAAATATAGAACACTTTCAACCACTTGGGGGAAGGAACTCAGTAAGGGAAAAGAGAGAAACACTCGGTAAACATGTCGAAGGCCCCCAGATGAAAGGCGAAGTCTACGACGTCCAATTGTTATTCATCTACTACGACATCGACGACGACGGCTTAGAAGAAGATTTGATGGTCGTCTACAACGGAACCGGCGCGGCAGTCGGATTATGCACTTACAACCCAATGGACCGTCGACCGGCAAGTCACATGGTCTACCAACTCCGTTCCCACATGTTTTACGGACTCGGTGTCCTCGGAATGCTCGACCCATACGAAGAAAAAATATCCGACATCCACAACTACGCAACATTAAACGTATTACTGGCGAATTCAAGAATATGGGCCGGAGACGGCACATGTCCGGACGAAATGAAAATCTACCCAGGCAAGGTATTAACAGGTTTAGCAAGTAAAGATTCATTGACAGCCATCCAAATGGCAGACGTCTACAGTTCCATTTACCAAGAGCAAATGGCCGTCATGCAATTCGCCAACCAGAGAGTAGGCCTAAACGACGTCGTATCCGGCGCCGACATCCCAAACCGCACCCCGGCAAACACAACCATGTCGATGCTACGACAAGTCAACCGCAGATTCGCACCTGCATTCAAGAGCATGAGACAGTGCGCAGCGGACGCATTAAAGCAATGCTTATTCAGGTACCAAGAAAGATTAAAGTCCCAAGATTCAATGGCTCAAGCATCAATTTTCCAGGTTTTAGGCTACAATGGAGGTTCCAAAGTAATAGACCTCCTGGCAAATGAAAGGTTCGACGAATTCGTTGACGTGGAACTGACCGCTGCTTCACCAACGGTGAACAGCGAAGCCGACCGGCAAAACAATATCATGCTCACCCAACTACTCGGGCAATACTACCAACGTACACTTGAATTAACCAGCCTTGCAGCTAACCCGCAAACTCCACCTCAACTCCGCGATGTGGCTTTGAAAGTTGCGGAAGCTGCCGGACGCGCCATTGAAAGAACCATGCGAACCTTCGATCAAGTGAGAGACCCGGAGACCTTCGTAATTGATGTGGAGGATGAAATAAAGCGTCTCGGTGAAGATATCCCAAAGGGAAGTGAAGCCGTTATGACATTAATGAACGCATTAAACCAACAAAACCAGCAAGGGCAGGCATTACCGGAAAATATGCCGGAAAGGACCATGGCTTGATGAGAATTTGGATGGACAAGATTTACTATGACTCCGCAGCCAGGGAAGACTTAATTGATTGGTTACACGACCAAGAAAACATTAAATACCAAATAATGCAGACAAAGCTACTCAATGGTAAAGTGCAAGAAGCGATGAATGCCGCTGCAGAGTTAACAGTTTACCAGGCACTTGTTAAAAGATTTAAGATTGAGGAAAACGAAAGAAAAGATTTAAATGAAAGGAAAGTGAAAAATGGCTGATTTCAAACCGGATATCGATGGGCAAGATCTCAACAATCAAAATGGGGATGCCAAAAACGAACCAAAATACGTCCAAATATCAGAAGACGACTGGAATCAAATGAAAAGCCGTCTTGATGCATTTGAACGCAACCAGGGTAATTATAACGCTCAACCGGCCACACCCCCGCCGGTCCCACAAGGGCCCTCGTTGAAAGACCAAGTAGACGAAATATCGGGTAAGATTGAACAACTTGACAAGCAGATAGATGAATACATAGCAGATGGTAAGGGCGTCTCGAAATTGATGCGTGAAAGATCTAAACTTGAAAGTAAATCTCTCCGCTTACAAATACAAGAGGAGGACATAAAGCCCGTCATAAATGCAGGGCTCAATACCATGTCTCAACTAACCGAGAAGGTGACGAGAAGTGAAATGCCTTATTACGACATCATTCGACCTGAAGTTGACAAGCAATTAGCTAATTTGACGCAGGAACAAAGGGCAAACCCCCAGGTGGTCAAACTCGCTTACCAATTCGCCGTAGGTGAAAATTTCGACAAGATCTTCAACGCTCGGATGGAAAAACAACTGCGTGAACAGGCAGCCGCTCAAAGCTCCATTGACGCTTCAAGTCAAGCCAGGGATAAAAAAGTTACATACAATGAAACTGAAATACCTAATTTTGAATCCATAATGTCTGCCGGGGCTTTGCAAGCATTAAAAGATAAAGGTTTGACACCTGATGAATATTATAAAAGACTTGGTTACAAAGACGGATGGGCTGAACATTACTCTAAAAACAAAGCATTTTATGAATAAGGGTTGGTGAAATGGTTAAAAAAATAAAAAAGAGTGACTTAAACGGTGATTTGGCCAACGTTGATTTAACAGGTGATCTTCCGCCAGCTGGCTATAAAAGGGATGAAGTTCTTGCTAAAAGGCAGGACGATTTAGAAGAACAGGCTGAAAAGGAGTCCAATAAAACCGGCATGCAAGCCATAGATCCAAACAAACTCGAAGAAGATAGGGATATCCAGAGAGTTTTACATCAAAAAAGAGATCCTTTCCATATCGACCTTGGCCCCGAATGGAAAGTCTGCTACAAAGACTACATCCACCACAACGGCAGCCAAGCGTGGTACGCCAGAAACGAGGGATGGATTCCGGTAACAAGGGAATTGTTGCCCAAAAGCGAACAATATAAATGTCGTGAAGATGGTACGGTTAGAATCGGTGACGTGATGGCATTTTGCATGCCCATCGATAAATTCAAGGAAATAGAAAAAGAACGCCACCAAGCAATGTTGCGTGATCAATACGGCATTGAAGCAGCAGCTTACGATTATGCCGAAAAACACAGTGATCATTTAAAATTCTACTCAAGTTTCACTGGTGAAAACCCACACATGGACACCATGCAAAAGAGGGCGGCACGAAAGATGGCTTTAGGCCATATCGGTAATAAAATGAAACAGGGGCCTATAAAAGGAATCCCAATTAGATAAAGGGCATATTATGTGGAGAAAACTTTGGTTTAACGATGGCATTGATAATAGAATAAAACAATTAATCCAATCCGGAGCGGTTTTCATAAATCACGATACCGGCTTAATAGAACCGCGCATGAAGGCATCCGAATATGACTGTAATTGGTTGTTTTGCGGCAACACTACGTCATTAAGAGACTGTTATCTTTGGCATCAAATAATGTTCCGTGTTTTCGACATCGTTCCTGAATTTTGTCGCAAACGTTGTTATAAAGTGGTCGTTAAAGTCCGTAATTTCATGGAAGCCATGCAATTCTACGGGCTGATGAATTCGTCCGGTTGTATAAATGCCGAACTCACGCCCATTCATGGAAAAGTGGGAATGGATGAACGCCACTACTCAGATGGGGCATTCAATGGATTCGTTTATTGCGATGGACCCGATAACGGACTTGAAAAGTACTCATTAATCAGAAAGTTGGTAAACGATCACATGGAGGACGGCGAAAACATAAATATAATATTGAAAAGGTCTTGCACTGAGTTTGAAAAGTCATATGGACCTACTGATAACGAATTCTGGAACACTGAACAACCGGGGCATTTAGATATAGAACGACATCTAATGGATATATTCGCCCCTTGTTGGAGGTGTTCAACACAGCCGGACTGGCTGAAAAACAAGATAGTTTTACGCTTGGCTAAGTGGGCTAATTCCCACGGCGATAAATCTTGGGTTGACTACTTTGGCCAAGATTTTCTAACAATGAAAGCGGTCACTTATCACTTACCAGTGTGCCGCGATGATAAGGAGAATGAAGATGGCACAAGCCAAGATTAGAATAATGCCCGGGCGCAGGGCTGGTATAACGAGTTGCCCTATGTTTCAGTTAAGGCAAAAAACGGCAGCCACTTTTAAACATGGAGCCCCAGTAAAAATAGGGGCTGATTCAGCCGCAAGTAGCGTTGCGGCGTTAACCGCCGTAAGTACAGCTTCGGTGGGTAGCTTGCTTTATGTAAGCACTTCAAGTACTAATGTAATATTGGGATTTGCTACGGGAAATGCAACGGCGAGCGTTACAACTGAAATTGGTGTACATACTTTACAAGAAGGTGCTGGTTTTATCGGCAACTTAATTCAAACTGCGTCATCAGCTTCTTCAGCTTTTGCGACAGCAGCTAATATTGGTAGTTATGCTTACTTAGCGAGGCAAACATCAGATACTCATTGGGGATTTACATTAAACACCCCAGGAGCATCTTCGGCTAATTACGTTAGAGGAGTATTAACGGAATTGATTGATGTTGCGAGTACTGTAAACGGTAGGGTATTGGTTCGTTTAACCAATGGTGGCATCCTACACGAATGTGTATAATTAAAACTGACTTGATAAAAGTAAGGAGTAACCAAAAATGGCACACACAAGAGCCTCAATATCCGAATTACTCGCCCCCGACCTTCGAAAGGTATACTTCGAAGTAGGCGACAGCTACCCCCGGGAATACGAATTCTTTATGAATGTCCAAGACATGGAATGGAATCCAATAACCGATCAACAAGTATCCGGTCTCGGGACTATGCCCAGTAAACCTGAAGGAACTCAATTCACCCTTGACGAAGTTATCATGGGTGGTACCAAAACATACACAGCCAATCCTTACGGCCTTGCCGTTGAAATCACCTTTGAGGCTTGGCGCGACGAATTATACGGCGTCTTTAAAGAAATGGTATCATGTCTCTCCGAAGCTGGCCGGAACCGTGAAGAAGTGTCCGCCCATTCTGTTCTGAATAACGCATTTTCGACAAGCTACACAGGTTTCACCGCGAGTGAGGCATTATGTTCAACAAGTCACACAGCATTGAATGGTGATACTCAAGCGAACCGTCCCAGTGTAGATATCGGTTTCTCCATAACTGGTTTACAAGCCGGTATGAAAGCGTTCCAAGACATGGAGAATGAACGTGGTCTCAAGCTTCGAATGAAACCCAGTATGGTTATGGTTACATCTGCCGACATGTACACTGCCCGTGAAATCCTCGGCTCAACCAATAAACCATACACAACCGACAATGAAATCAATGCATTAATCGAAGATGACCTATTTTACATGGTTGACCACTACATAACCACATCAACATATTGGTTCCTCATGGCTGCCAAAGGAAAACATGACCTCAACTTTTTCTGGCGAGATAGACCGAAACCCGATATGTTCGACGATCCTTGGACGATGAACGGCATTTTCACCACGTATCAAAGACATACTGAAGGTGCCTACGCATCCTGGCGTGGTATTTACGGTTCAACCGGATAATAAACTAAAAAAACAGGAAGGATTAAATATGTCCTCAAGACTACGAGATATAGCTTCATCGGCACTTGGCCGATTCGGCATACCCGGCATTGCCGACGTGCATGTTTGTGCTGATGCGGACGGCGGTGCTCCCTATCAATATTGGAAAGACCGCTGCCATGGACTGCAAAACGCATTTCACACCGACATTGAAACGGCATTGAGTCTATGCACGTCGGCGAGAAACGATGTAGTTCTCTTAACCCCCGATAATCACACCCAAGCAGACTCAATCACTTGGGATAAAAATATGACCCATTTGGTCGGCATGTTTCCACCTGCTATGATGAATCAAAGGTCGCGAATAGGCCATAGTGCCGACTTCACACCACTTATAGATGTAACCGGATACGGCAATTTATTTGCCAATTTATATTTCATGTATGGTAGAGGTAATGCCGCTAACTTAACTTGCCTACAAGTATCCGGCGACAGAAACAGTTTCATAAACTGTCACTTCCTCCCAGGGAACGCAACCGAGCTTGATCAAGGTTCATTTGACCTTGTTCGGTTAAATTGCGGTGAAGTTTACTTTAAGAAGTGTGTATTCGGCGGTGACACCTTATCTTGGACAAACGGCGATATGATACGAACTTACGGCCCCACCGACAGGTCTTGCCGTCCGATATTCGAAGATTGCCTGTTCATCATGAAAGCCGACAACGCACAAGTGAACTTCATCGAAACGGTATCCGGTAACGGAGCTGCCCTTGGAGTATTTCGCAACTGTCAATTCGTTAACATAGGAACCAATTTAACAGTAGGTATAGACGGAACCGGACTTGGTAATCAAAAGTTTTTCTTTGACAGTCAATGTATTTTTGTAGGTGTAACCGACATAACCACAAGTGGCCCCGACGCAAGCGTTTTATGCGCTCGTTACGGTAATGCCGACGACGGTCTTAACCTACTCGGTGGGTTTGCTGATAACACCGATCCGGCTTAGTTATGGACTCATGCAAAAAGATAGGTAGATTATCAGAACGCCCGGCCAACGAACTTGCGAACCTGGTCAAAAAGAGGAAAGTTTCATTTAGAGACATTCCATTCAAACGCCAGGCTCAAGTTCGGGCGGTCCTTCGAAAAGAGAAGGTTGAGCCTAATTTAGCCACTGAAAAAGTCAAATCATTAAAGAAATTAATAAAGGATAGAAAAAAGAAGACAGGTGAAATACCGCTCCAAAAGAGATTACAAGTTTTACGGGCAATGGAAATAGAAGAAGCCCTTCATCAATATTACGAAGAAAATCCAGACTAAGGGGTGACCATGCAAAGAAGCCATACAAACTTTGAAGTAGCTTTAGCAGCTCATGAAGGCAAAATTAAACCGGAAGATTTAAAAGGAGCTGCTAAAGTTATATACAATCTTTACAATCACCAACAACTATCCGGGTTCGTAAATGGTGTGGTGTCAAAGAAAAAAACGTTATACCCGTCGATAAATAGAACCCAAGGAGGTTACAAGGGTTAATGCCGCTTACCAAAAAAGGCAAAAAGATAAGGCGAAAGATGAGAAGCCATTATGGTGCCAAGAAAGGCGAACAAGTGTTTTATGCCTCAATCAACAAAGGCACCATAACTGGGGCACATAAAACGAAAGGTAAACGTAAAAGACGAAAGAGGAGGAAGAAATAGTGCCGAGAATGACGAGAAAACGACGTATACCGCCACAATATAGAAGATGCAGAAAACATAGACCAAGATGTCCGCGTGGCTGCAAAGTAAGGCCGCGAAGAGCCAGATGTGTTCCACGTGGGCCAAGACCTCATCCACGACCGAGACCAATAAGGAGGAAACGTTAATGCCCAAAAAGATGCGTAAACCAAAGAGAAGGAAGTCTTATTCAAGAGCGAAAGGATGTGGCCGTCCCGTCTCAAACTACTTATGCGTTCGAAAGCGTGGTAAAAGGCGGGGTGGAAGAAGGAGAAAATGATAAAGTTAAAACTCAATAAAAACAAAAACAAATCACCTCTCCGGAAACCGAAGCCGAAACGTTGCCCATGGGAACGCTACAAACGAAAGGGAAAATAAGTCATGCCAACTGTAGAAGCTATTATCAAAGATATCTCAGCAATCTCACCCAAAAGAATCCCCCAGGTAGCAATTGCAAAGTGGCTCGACAATCGTTACCAGGAGTTGGTATCGAAATCCCAATTCAAACACCTGCGAAAAGTAGGTGAACTTTACATGTCCGCCGTAGTCGATGACGGTACAATTGACGCAACGCGTGGTTCAACTTCAATAACCGGTACCGATACCACCTGGGCCACATCACCCGGAGTAGCTTCTCACACTCAATGGTTTTTCAGAACACGAACCGCTTGGTATAAAATAGCTTCAGTAACAAACGACACGACCTTAACCCTTTCAACTGAATTTGCAGAGGATGACGTTGATGACGGTTCATACAACATCGTAAGGCGTTACTATTCATTGGAGTCGGACGCCCGTTGGCTTGGTGTGTTCGTCTTCCCCCGACTTAGGTATAAAATAAGGACAATATCATCGGCGGAACTTGATATCTCACAACCAGGTAGGATACTTGCAGAAGGATACCCATTGTACGTTACCCAGCGTGGTGTTGATTCGTCAAACTACCTGGAGGTTGAATTTTACCCGACTCCAAGCAATACCGAATTAGTACGCTACGTTTATTGGTCCCTTCCTTCAAACTTAGAAATATTATCCACAATCCCCCCACAAATAGACGCCTATACACTGAAGGAAGGGGCCATTATAGATCTATATCGCTATTTGAAAGTTCGAAGTCTTGAAGAAGGTCAAATAGAAGCCGCTGGCGTTTATGCCAATGAGGAAGCCAAGCAAAGGACAATATGGAAAAAGGCAATCCAAGACGCAGTTAGAACGAGCCGGGGAGTTGATGACGCCCAATTCATAATCGAAGACTTCGGGGGCATTCGAACCGGTTATGAAATAACTGATGCACATGACCAAGTTTACGCGAATTGGAGTAGATAATGACAAGACCAATACAAGATACCGTCGACTTACTCCTCTTAAGAACCAGACAAACAGCCGGAATATCAGTTACCAATGACGAAGCCGTTTATATCTTAACAATCTGCCAACAAATAGCGAACGTAGCCCTACGTGAAGTGACAACAACAACGTCCTTTGCAACCACGGCCGACATACAACTTTATGAAACCAGAACCGACTTAGCTGCGGATGCCGTCGATATTGTCGACGTATCAAGAAGCACAAGAGGCGAACTTGACAACTTAACAAACCTTGAAGACCTGTCTGCATACGACATTGACTGGTTCTCCGCCACGGACGCATCCGAATTCCTTGCCTGGTCTGCAATAGGACGCGACTATTTCATCATTTATCCCGCAAAGGGTGGGGCTTCATCAGTTGATATAACCTACGTCGACGCAACACCAATCGAAGATACATACGCAGATGATGGGAACATGACGTTATCGGATGAAAGTGTCGAACTTGCCTTAAAGTTGGCGGAAGCCGTCATATTAATAAAAAGCAGAAATACCGAAGTCCTTGGAATTGCAATCGAAACATTAAAAGATTTATTGGGGGCTATAATCAATGCCGATGACTAAAGCTGAAATACTGTCAAATTTGGTAGAAGTATTGGCGCTCGACCTTGAAGACACCACCACGGTCAGCCAATACTTCGACGATGTGGTGGAACGATTGGCATTTCTATCTAAACCACCATTCATTAAAAGCAGCAACGTAAATTTGGTGGACGGCACGTCCACCTACAATTACGAAGCCGACATGCTCCGGCTTATCCATGCTCTTTTATCCGGAAAATTATTGATGCGGACGGATGAAACCCAGCTAAATGCCTACGATTACCTGTGGGAAGATGACCCGGACGCTCAACCACTGGCATATCTTGAAGACTGGCTTAGTAGACAATATCAACTTTACCCAACACCGAACTTTAGTTCAGGTGATACACTTAAAATATTCTACGCCGAAGATAGAGCAACTGGCATTCAAGAATACTATGGATTGATAATAGCTTTATACGTATTAGTAAAGGAATTCACTTACAGCAATATTCACCAAGATTTGGCTTTCGGGGCAAAGTGTAAAGAACTTGGTGATTTAATGATGAAAATGGTAGGACACGATGAGACTCCGGGAAATACCGAGCAATCAAAACGTTAAAGAAATAAATTTAGCTGCGTTCAACATCCAAAATTCAGAGTTAAACGCTTTGTTAGTCGAGTTGAACCGAAGGCTTAAAAGGGCCTATGTTTATGTTCCACGTGATGTCGGTGATGATGTTGATTTCTCTTATGCCGGGGGCGATATCTCAATAAGCGCTGATTTTGTTGAATTATCATTAGAAGGCATAATCAACGACGAATTGCCTAAAATGGTTCGACTGGGAGTTGAATTGAAATGTACCAACGCTAATAGGGGTTTACGTTTTTGGCCTCATTACGACAATGAAAGCCACCAAAGTACTATGAATAGAATATCAGTGTACACGCAGGTGAATGGTTCATTGATTGTTTCCCAAGTTGAAGTTCCAGTGGATGCAAATAAAAAGCTTTATTACAAATTAGATAACGACACGTGGGATACTGTAAACGTTAGTGTTCAAGGATGGTGGTTATGAAAAATGAAATCGACGCTGCGGGTAGGAATGACGTTCTTTACTTGAACGACTTCTCTGGGGGTCTATACATGTCTTTATATGACGACAACATACCAGATAATGCATGTGTCCGTTTTAAAGGTATCCATAGACTGTCCGGAATGAAACTACGTAGTAGAGTAGGCTCCCCTCAAGTACAAGCCGCCCACGATGCTGATGAAATAAAATACATGCTTTACAATTGGTTCACGTCAATCGGTGGAGTCCTTTACTGCGCTTTTACCAATAACTTAGGAGACAATAGCGGTTCCAGTACGGACCCATTCACATTTGCGGCGGCGCCTTCAAGCAATTCCTTAACAGCTAAAGAATCATCCGTCTATTGTTGCAACGGAGGTACAACTGTATACGCTGCAGTGCAAGCGGGTTGCAGTGATAGAAATTGGGGAATAGCAGAACCTACTACTAACTGTGCTTTAGCGGCCACCACAGGTGGTTCCATGGATGTTAGTTCAACTTATTACTATGCTTACACATTCTACAACGGCAGTTCCGGCGTTGAAAGTAACCCCTCACCAACGAACAGCGTTTCGCTTGGGGCTGCGCAGAACGCCGTCAATCTATCGTCAATAGACGTCTCCGGAGATAGTCAAGTTACTGCGCGTAAAATTTATAGGACCGTAGGGAACGGCGGTATTTTATATTATTTAGCCACTATATCCGACAACACAACAACTACTTATGCGGATACCACGGCTGATTCAGGTTTATCAGACATCATAATCAGCTACGACAACTACGCTCCCATTGAAGGCGACTATCAACTAAACCGTTGTTATTATTTCAACGGAACCATGTTTTGGTTGGAAGGTGTTGGTGCCTTCACTTATGACCATTTTTTCTTCAGCAACAAATACGGACCTGAAACAATAGCCGGATTCAATTCAGTCGGCAATTATTTATACGACTCCCCAACCTGTTTTTGTAGCTGGAACTCCCAGCTATATTGCGTTTGTACACAATCAGTTTATGCTATCGTAGGAAACGAAACCGGCACGAATTGGGAGGCATTCAAAGTGGATGGTATCTTAGGTTCCCGGTTCGCCCAAAGTGTTGTTGAAACTCCGGTAGGAGTCCTTTGGATGGCTGGGGACGGCATCAGAATATTCACGGGTGCGTCCCAATCACCTCCTGCGGGGGGCGACGCCCTCGCCCACGCATACGGTGGGGGCATAATAGACGAAATATATTGCAACGCACACAAAATAACATGTAGGGCAACATACGCAAGAGGTGAATATTACATGGGCAACGTGGAGAACATACTTGCCTACAATGTACATACAGGCAGGTGGCGCGACTTAGGTATGTATGACGCAACAGACGGGACATGTAATGCAATTGGATACGACGTGGTAAACGACAGAATTTACATGAACTATCGCGGAAATATCGTTGATTTGGAGGACTCTACTTACAATGACGGTAGTGATGCAATAGTATTCGACATCAGAACGAAACGTCACAGTTTCGGCCAAACCGTGGTAGTACGCCGGATAGACATAGATGCTGATACCAATGGAAATACCGTTGCAATCACCGCGACGGTCAACGGTTGGTCTCACTCACTCGGTAACCTAAGTACAAGTATTAACCGTCAAGACAACACATTTTCATTGAACGCCATCGGGAACAACATAAACATCAGGATATATTGTTCCGGAATGACTAACACAATTGTCGTTCACGGCATAAAGATTTGGTTTGAAGTTCTAAATTTAAGGATAATTGACGCAGTTGAAGGAGAATTCGATGTCCCGGCCAGATTGCAGGACGATGGTTTAGAACTTATATTTTACTTAGAAGGCACTCCTTACCAAGAGGGCGGCAAGGCTTACAAATATGAGCGTTACTGCGCCGATTTACATACAAATAACTACGAAATAACATTTAGATATAAACAAGTCGGAGGTAGTGCAACTACAATCGACACATTGCAAACCGCTTCCAGAAAGCCATTCACAGGTAGTTTGGTAGACCTTCACGGTACCCTCGAATACCTTTCATTTTACCATGCTTCCGTTAGTCCAGGTTATTCTCTGGAAATCTACGATTTAACATTACATAGAACGCCGGTTCAACTAACATTCGACTGCGGGGAGGGTAGTTACATTTGCGACGGGTACTTTTCCGAAGATCGAAATAATATGTACTTCAGACCGAGAACGAAAGACTTCCTTGGAGTCAGAAGGGGGGTTTACTTTTTAGACTACGCTCAAGTTTACATGGATTCCAACTCAAACAGCATGGTTTTCTATTTAAATACATTGGACGGAACAACTCACACAATCGGCACGGACTCATCAAACGGTCTAACATACCTTGACTTCCCGATATCAAAGCTCGGTATAATGGATTACTTCAGGATAGCAGGAGATCTAACAGCTGCAGGAGGAGCCGTTGTCAGCTCGGTCAAGGTAGCGGCACGTCCTTTGGTGTTAAAGGTCCGTCTTGGCTCTGAGATCTACTCAGTGAACAGTTATTTAGACTCATCCCTTGATAAAATAGTGTTCGATTTTGCCGAATTCCCGAAAGAGGCGTTGAACGAAGTCTATTTCTATGAACGCCTCGTTTATGACATGGACTGCGGAGCAAACTCAGTTGAATTTAAATTCGATTTAATCCACGCATCCTCAACATTGGATAGCGGAACAATTACGGCTGCGAGTAGGTCAGTTGATTCCTGGGAAATTTACGCTGTCGGTAGAGCGATGGAGCTTACCTTAGAAGGTGTTTCCGGAGACTATTTTAATATTGGAATTTACAACCTTGAATTAATAGGACAACCATTCACGCTTGATTTGTACCTAAACAACCAAAGACAAAGGATTAAATCCTACATGGACGGCTCAACAGCAGTAACATTCGACTTGAGTTTGCTTGAAGAGCCTCCTCTACAACAAATATTTCTATTTGAGCAACTATTACTGGACGGCAACACTCATTCCGTTAATGTAACTCCAAAACTGAAATTGAACGAGGTAACGACTATAAACATGACGGCCTTCAACACATCGGCAAGACACGTCGATAATCGTGCCTTGGTGAAGACAGGTGTGCTTGACAAGCTAAGTTTAGAGGCAAGTTATATTACACAAGTAGGGTTACAAAGACTCGAATTAATTGCACATCCAGTTGAATTGTTATTATACGTAAACGGCAAACAAAAACGCATCCCAGGTAGATTTCAAAACGACATAGCCGAAATGTATTTTGAGATTTACCCATATCTGCAGGAAGCATTATACAGTAAATTCATAATCCACCGTTTTGTTTATGATATAAACCCAGGTGCTAATGAAATGGTATTCAAGCTTGACCGGGTAGGAGAAACCACGGCAACCTTGTTGACTACGTCGGCAGCAACAAGGACTGAAGGAGAAGTCCACATGTCGTGGGTAGGAAGGCCAACGGCATTAACAATTGAGTGCGATGTGTTTTCCGGCGGGACACCAATTATCTACCGCCTCGAAATAGAATTAGAGGCAAGAAGAGGGCTAACTTATGACGGGAATACAAGAAGTCGGTGATTACAAACCAGAAAAAGGATTATGTTGTTTATCGAATAATCAAACGGACGAAATAAGGTTGTTCAAACTTTGGGTGCACTTAAGTGCTACTAACGAATTAGAAAAAACCGTCTTACCTGAGTGTAGGCAAATGATGGCGTTCATAAACCACCTAAAAAGCACTGAAGTGACTTTATATCACTTAAACCCATCAGGTGAAATCAACTTTCTATTTTGGTTTTCACCTGCAAGTAAATCTCAAGGTGAAAAGACGGCATTTGCAGGTTTATGGTTAAAACGGGACTTTAGAAAATCGAAAAAGGCTTTGAAATTAATCAACAATGCTTACCAGCTTTTATTTCTAAATTATAACTATTGTCTTGGAACCACTTGGCAAAAGAGTTTATTCAAAGTTTCAGAGAGCATCGGTTACAGGATATTAGCCAAAGTACCAAGTTTATATGGTATAAATGACGTTTACTTTATTGGTTTAAGCAAAGACGACTTCCAATCTTTTAAACTACATTCAATCGCGAATAAAGTAAGAGAAAGTGAGGTTCGAAGATGAGCGTAGGAGGTTCAACCGGAACAGGCAGTACAACAACCAGGACGGAAAGTCCATATGCAGAGTTGTTGAAATTCCTTGGTATGGACATTATGCATGAAGTCGCACCACTTAGACAAGATTTCGCTGAAAGCCTTCAACAAATATTAGCGTCTGAAGGCGCAATGGATTTCACCGACCTTGACCCAAGTGGTGCCATTGAAACTTTAAAAGCCGAACAAGCCGGTACCAGGAAGACGACGACCGAACAACTAAAGCGGTCAGGTTTGATGAATACACCTTGGGGTCAATCTTTGTTAGCTCAACAAACTATGTCGGATATAGAAGGCCGAAGGAAGATAGCGTCCGAGTTTGAAACCGAAGCCAAGCAAAGGCAACAAGAACTTTTTCAAACCGCCTTATCATTGATACCCGGCTACGCAAGCGGAATGACTCTCGGTGGACTTGGTGGAGTCGGCGGCGCGACGGCTGCCACTACAAAACAGGAAGGAAGCGGGCAGTCTTCTGGAGTATCCGGCGGTTTCAGTTTAAAATAAAGGATTTATGCTATGGATGTAATGAGTTTAATAAACCAACAAATAGCCGCAGCACAAAGAGCCATACCAAGTAGACGCCAAGGGGCTGCCGAAAAGGAGGACCCACTGGCGAAGGAGAATAGGGCAGCCTACCGTAAATTGCTTGAATCTGCTTTAGCGGAGGGTAACACAGCCCAACTCGATGCATTGTTCCCACAAGCCGTAGCATCCGGGATAGACCCAACTCCATATCGAGTAGCCGCCGGGAAGCCTGCTATGGATCAACGATTGAGTCAGGCAATCAATGAAACGGTGGCCCAAAGACTTGGTGTGGCACCGAAGCAAACCACGACACGTGATGAAGCCGTCGGTCCTGCTGTCGATTACGGAGAGACGGAACCAACAAAACAGGCAACAACACCTGACGCTTTGAAGCAACAATTAAATGAATTATTCACACCTGAGTTTACCACCCGGATGCTTGCCAAAAAGATTCTTGGTGTCGATGTAGGTGCTCACTATGGACAGGAAAGCGATTGGTACCAACAATATCAAGAAATGAGACAAGCAAATCCAAACTTACCCGCATCAAAAATAGTGGAAGCCGTAACTATGCAAAATGGTTGGATGCCGGATAGTGCGGCTAATTTGAAGGACCTATCCCCGGATGAAAAAGAAACTATGGCTAACACCGTCTTCGGTAACCACTTCAATGATCCGGTTTTGCGCTCCAGTATTAACAAGGCGTTTCCCAATCAAGATATAGACAAAACTATGGCGGGTTTCGTCCTCCATGGTATGAGGCAACAAGGCTACACAATACCATCTCAATATCAACAATTTTTAGACAGGTTCGATCAATTATCGGATGATATGCAAGAGATGGAAAACGCTCGGCAAAGGAATGAAATAATAACCAAAGGTGTGGCCCAAGAAGAGGTGGATGCCAAGGTATGGGGCGGTAAGTTAAACAGGATAGCCGAAGAGGCGCAGGTTCGTCATGAAATCAACAAACCGCGACTTACATCGGATACTTTGAAGGAAGTTAAAGGCGGGAGAACCATAAACGATATAGCTGGCAACACCATGGGTATTGTAGAGGCATTTTATTCCGGCGGTGGTCTGGATGCCATACCGACCGGAGTCGGTGAAATGTGGCGTAAATACATGGATAAATATGGAGTAGGGGCTGAGAAGGATAGAATCAGACTTAGAGCCGCCTTAAACCACTTTACTCAATCAATTTATGACACCCGTGGAAAGCAAATCTCAAACGTTGAACTTGATTTAGCAATGCAAATGATACCAACTATGGACGACGCACCAATGCAATTCGTAACTAAGTTTTCAGAATTCCAAAAAGCTTACAAAGTCGGTGTCAAAAACACCATCGACACTTGGAAGAAAGCCGGTTACGACGTCGGCGATGTTGAGGCTTTTTACTCCGTTTTAGAAGGTCAACCAACCTTAGAAGAAGTGCTCGAAAGACAAGGATACAATAAGCCATCGACACCCAAGCCAAAAGTTGAAGCGGAACCTCAAATTATTCAAAGCGACCCGGATGATGACGCCAATTACATCAAGGACCACATTTACGAAGACGCAACCGGACAAAGAGCAAAGTATTTAGGGGGTGGCAAATGGCAACTTTTAAGCCCGTCAAAGAGGTAACCGAAGAAGGCGGATTTAAACCGGTTCGGGAAGTATCCACAATAACTGGTAAACCCGTCGAAAAACCAATCCAAAAAACTGAAGAGGCTTTGAAAACATACGGCCAAGCTGCAGCTACGGGAGCAAGATATGGCGTTCCCATAGCGGCTGGACTTGCAACAGGTGGGATGGGCTTTGGTGCCCAACTTGGGATAGGTGCTGCCGCATCAGCGGGAGGTGAAATAACAGCCCGGCAAATAGAAAGAGCCGGACAAGACCCGAAGTTGGATAGCATTTGGAATGATTTAAAAGCTGGTGGTGTGGCTGGCGCGTTCGACGTCGCCGGAACGATGATAACCAAAGGATTAAGTAAACTATTCTTAAAAGGTGCCAGTAAGTTTTTCATCAAGAAAAGAGCTATTCCAGTGGAAGCCGAGTTAGCTCAATCGGTCTTGGCCACCGAGACGGAAAAGGAGGCTGCAAAAAAGTGGTGGCGATGGACCGGTAAAGATCCATTTTCACTGTCAATGCATCAACTAAATCCGGACGAGCAAGGATTAATTTATCACTTCGAAGCAATAGCAAGATCCGGCGCTGGTGCCGGTAGGTTCGCCAAATTCGATGAAAGAAATGCACGTCATGTACAAGCGATATTAGAGGATTACATCAACAAAAGAGCCAGACAGTCAACTGGACCGGAGTTCGCGGAGTTCATCAACAGAACTCTTGGTCAAACGAATAAACCTGGTGAGCTATTCAAGCCGGTCTTAGCTTATAGAACATATTTATATGAACAATATAAAGACGCACTTTCAAACGTTGCAGGTAACGTCATAGACGGCTCCGGTTTTAGAAAGGTAATGAAACAAACCAGAGATCCAAAAATGCTTGATGTTTATGGAGAGTTACAAGCCATGGATCTACTGCCTAAGCTGGGAGATGCGGAAGCCTGGAAGAAACTTGACGTTGAAAAAGTAGATATAGCTATCCATCAAATGAATGGGATGACTAAGTCGGGTAAGATGTCTGAGTTATTCAACAAAAGACTTGGTTTCATGAGAAGACATTTACAAGACCCTTACGATGAATTTCTAAATAAAAACCCTGGACTTAAAAAGTACAAAGACGCTGCAAATAAGTTTTACGGTGCAGAGCAAGACATGCTCAATAACGCAACCATTCAAACGATGCGTCAAGCTTTGATAGAAAAACCATCTACCGTAGTCCACATAGTCAAACCAACGAAAGGTGACCCGGCAGCCAGTTACGATGCTTTAATGAAGCTGAAAAACGGACTTAAATTCAGCGCCCAAACGTTACCGGTACCTGAAACTGAAATCGTCGGAATGGGTTTGAAAGCTGCAAAGAAGGAATGGGAAGAGAATGTTTTGAAGCCTCTAAGGTTTGAATTTGTCCTAAATGCCACAGATAACAGTGGATTATTCCAACCGAAAAAGATATTGAATCGAATAGAAAAAATAGAATCGGCGGGAGTGCCGCAATATTTAACGGAGATATGGGGTTCCCCAAGCCAAGTAAACTTAATCAAAAAGACCTTGAATGCAATGGAATACATTCAAAAAACCAGTCCCGGAAAGTCAATATTCGTTCAAATGAAAACCGCAGCGGCTATGACATCCGGAGGCGCTGGCGTTTGGGCGTTATTCGCAAACAACGATCCAAAACAAGCCGCAACAGGTCTTGGTGGGGCTACCATGATAATGATGGCACCCAACACGATGGCTAAAATATTAGCCAATCCAAGATTGTGTCGGGCCATATACGATGGGTTTTCCGAAAGAAGGATATTTACCGGAGTAGGGGCTAAGTTAGCCTTAGCTTTAAGGAAAGCCGGTCAAATGAAAGCCGCCGATGAAACCGATAATGAATGGTATCGCTTTAGGCCGATAGAAGCCGGAGGGCAAGATGGAATGTGATGTGTGTCAAAAACATAGTGGAGTGGAGGCAAGGTTGGATAATTTGGAGAAGGAAAATGTCGATTTGTGGAACGCAATAGAAAAACGCTTTACACAAATCTTGTTAGCAATTATATTGATGTTAGTCGGACTCGTTGCGAATTATCTAAAAACTTAATTCGCTGTTTATTTTTTAACCAGGTGAAAAGGAAGGTTTGCTTATAGGTAACGTTTTTGGGATTTTAAAAAATAGAAGAGTAAAATAAGGATGAGTGGTTCCCCCGATGTTGTCAGAGCATCGGGGGTTTCTTTTTGGTTAATTATTTACCCCTTTTTTAATCTTCTTTATCAAGATCGGCAGCTCCATAACGGTCAAGCTGGTAAGAGAGGAAGTTTCTTTGAGATTCAAGCTTTCGTACAAGGCTATTTAAATTTGTAACCTCCCTCTCTAAATTTGTAATTTTTTTCTTTAATGCTCTTATTTCTTCTTCGTATTGTACCCATTCGTTATTCATTTTACCTACCCCTTTCGGAGTGTTTATCTACAGTTTTTTTAATTTGATTCAAAAACTCCCACGGCTTACTCACGCCTTCACAAGCCGCCAAAGCTTTTAATGCACAAGCCGTCCCTCTCGGATCACGATGCATATTCCTTCCCATCCAACTCCGCACATTTCGGTCAGATTTAAACTCACTCTTACCCAGTTCTTTAAAAGCCTGCAGAATGTGCCGTGCATCAGGCTGCGGGACAGACTCTACAACCCACGATCTAAATGCCATTCGACCCATGGCATTCTCTACCTTGTTTTCCAACGGAAACAACGCCTTCTTCAACAAAGTAGCCACTCTTTTAATGGGAGATGGAATAGTTTCCGTAACCGACAGACTGTTTTCAACACCATTACCGTTTTTTAACTCATTCGATATGAAGGCAATCGTTTCCGGCTTCGTCATATTCTTTTTCCGTTTTACAAAAAGATCACCTTTCCGCATCAATCCAACGCTGAAATATTTACCGTCCGGCAAATCTTTTTCCAAGTTGTTTATTATATCGTCAAATTTGGCGGTGACTTGCCTGTTTCCCGGCCCCTTATGCAAAACATGATAACCGTGGGATGAAACTTTAGCTACTTTGTTTAGCCTTTCAGCGATCTTGCCAGAAACTCCAGCATCATCAAAGCGGTTGGTAACGCCATCATCGACAACACGCTTATGAGTAGAATATGGGCCAACCTTACATAGAGGGGCAGCTTCGGTGACTCGCATTTGTCTTTGTTGGTCTCCGCTATTATAGTCAACATACTCTCCGTAATAGACTCCAGGTTCTTCGCCACTTTTACCAAAGTCGTTGACGTTTCCTGCAACTTTTCCTGCGCGGTCATTTCCCTTTCGTTCATCGAAATTTATTCCTTTCATTTCATTGATTTGTTTACTCATCTTAGCCAAATCCCGCTGGACTTGCTTAAGCTCTTTAATCACGTCTGTTAATGTTTGCGTCATAAACCTCCTTAATTGTAATGTGGATCTTTTCGAGCCAATTTCATTAACGCTTTATCAAGATAATACGGATTCTTTTTGAATTTCGTATTGTATCCAGAGGTCATTAAAAGCCCCTCATCACTTGGAAGCATCCGTATTTCATCGGCGGTCATCAAGTGCCTACCTTGATATGAAAATGTTTTACCCGTTTTGGAACCGAGCAACTCACCAGGGTGTCGGCTATAAGTGGTCGAGGGTATGGACATTGTTTTCCGTCCAAGCATTTCTGCGAAATGTTGGCCGGTTTTCAAGTCCATGGCAGAATAGATAGAAACCGCTTGGCTATTAGATATAAACGTCCTCCAGTCGTTCGGGTAATCCCTCGATAGTTGATTTAAATCCTGCAAGAATACCCATAGGAACATATTTAAACCGGCCATCAGTCCGTAGGCTTGTCTAATGGGTTCCAGTGCCCCGATTGTGCCGAATTCATCAAGAAACATAACCGGCTTTGGATGAATTGTCCTTGGATGCCTTGCAAGTGTCTTGATGATGTCGCTCAATAGCAGACGGAGCCATCTGCCGTAGCTGGTTATTTTATCAACTGGTAATACTATGTAAAGTGTTGCTTCTCTTGTTAAATCCTCCATTTTAAATGTTGATTTACCCGACATATTGTTAGCAAGTATCGGGCTGTCAATGAATAATGTTTGTTGCCTGGCGGATGATAGAATACTGTTATTTTCACGGCTGTCGTCTTGTAAAAATTGACTTAAACGTCTGCAAGCTATGCTGTCACCCGGCATATTGTTAAGAGCTTCACTTGCTACCGGAACCAGATTTGGTAGACAAAGTATTTGACGAACGTTCGATATATCCTTCCAACCTTTGCGCAGTGAAAAATCTATCAAGCCACTCAGTAGAGCCCTTGCCGAATTGTCCCAATGGGGATCTTGTGACTGTTTTAATATCAAAGCATTTGTTTTATATGTTAGATCATCGACATAGTCCGATGAGTTTATATCAAGCTCTTCCAAGATGTTGTAGCTTGCAATTGGGAATGAATCTTCGCCATAACGCTTTTCGACAACACCCCAAGGGTCAAGTAATAATACGTTTTGACCCATAGCAGCCCTTGCCCTCGCCGTAATAGCGGCATTCTCACCCTTCGGGTCAATGACGACCACTGAACCACGGTAAGTCAGCAGATTGTTTATTATCAACGTGGTCCCTTTGCCACCTCGTGTTCCAGCCACCGTCAAAGCATGCTTTTCCGGTTCAATTCCAACATACGGATACCGAAAGCTTCCTCCTAACAACCGCCCAAAGATTAGGTTTTCACCAGTCGGTGTGACTCCTGTTACCCGACTAAACTCAGCTGTCCCTTGACTTGTAGAGTGTTTGTTTCTGCCCCAAAACATCATCTTTCCCTTTCTCTGTTCCGGGTGTAATTGAGGGCCATTGAACTATAATTTTCGATTTCAATTTGTTTGTTTATTTCATGGAACCTTGTTGTTTCCCCTTTTTTATGTAACGCCCACACATTTTTACCATAATGAATTGCAGAAACTTTATTGATCCCTCTATCTTTATAAGATTTATGGCTAACTCTAACGCTGAATCCTTCCTTCTCCAGATATTTATTGCAAATATCAGCCCATTTTTCTCGTATCATCAACAACCAACTCCTTGGCTTCAATATATTAGTCTTCTTTGCACCTCCTCTATCAGGGTTATCCGGATTGTAACGTTTAAACCATTGTCTTGGATGTCGTTCAATTTCATCGTTCATTCGTTCACTGACTACCATATGACAATGAGGGTTGTTTGGGTCGTTAACGTGGACGGCAAGCGAATAGGGCAGCTTTAGCTGACCGGTAGCTTGTTCGGCCAATTCATCTACCATCATTTCATTGAAAGCCGCACAACTTTCCCTCGGTAGTGAGTATTGGAATATCTTCCCAAGGCGTCCATTTGAACGCTCCCATTTGTCTGCAGACTGCCAATACTTTCTCGGTTTATCCACCGCCCACGGAGGCATGTTCCCGGATTGAGAAAAAGTAAGACCTCCTTTTTCTCGGTATTGACACTCCCTTGCGATGTAAATGAAAAAATTGGCCGCTGAATGACCGGCGGCCTTGTTTAGTGTGTTTACTGTAAATTGGTAGATAGCCATTGTTACAAGTCTTCTACGTCCAGGTAAATTTCGTGGATGTCGTCTATCAACCATTCATCGAAATCGGAAACTTTCACCATGTTTTCTAAAGCTTCGGCAATCCGGCAAAGCATTTTAGTTTGCTGTTCCACTTTTTTATGTAAGTTGATTAAAGTTATCTTTGAGTTTGTCTCAATGTATTCACTCAAAACAATTTCCCTTCTATTATTTTATAGTTACGTACTGAATATTCACCGCTTTCCTCATCAAGTAAGTCGACGATAGCAAAGCCGTGGTTCCAATTATTGACCGGCATCCAATCTGGATGAAGATCACAAAGACATCCGGTCGACCAGCAACCTACGACTTCATCATCGAGGTCGCGTTCGATGTGCTCACTCGTTCTGTGGTAGTGTCCCGACAAAGTATGAGTTTTAGTTTTTAGGTAAAGTGACCGCGCGGGATTCACAGTTCCATAGCCTCTTAGTTCATGACCATGAATTACGTTCAATTTACCAATTTTAACTGGTATTTTCTCCGTAATAACCTCAACTCCATATCTTTCAGCTCCGATTACTGACTCATAATTGAAGTATGGAACATTTAACAATTCGGGTAATTTATCCATTATTTTCTTTTTATAGCGGTCTTCATGGTTTCCACATTTCAAAATAATCCTCACTTTACCGAAGCCAAGTCGAATTGATTGGAGGATGTATTGAGTTGTCTCAACTTCCTCCCCGAAGTCCCTTTTAGTTGGGTCTTTTTCCCACCTCGAAATTGAATAAAAATCATTTAGATCCCCATTTATCAACACACAATCGACACCTTGCTTGTATCCGGTTTCAAGTGCTAATTCGACAGCCTCCCTATCGTGATAACGAACATGCAAATCATTAATTATTAATGTCTTCTTTGAGTCCAATAAAAAAGGCTTCCACTCTGGTGTGAAAGCCTTAATTCCTTCCGGGACGAGAATCGTCGGTTTTTTAGCCATTCTTACTCCCCCACAGGTAAACAACACCACCAGTTGGCGATCTTGTCCTTGTGATTAAATTCCGCTCTATTAAGTCGGCAAGAGCCGGTATCACTTTGCTCCTTGTCAAACCCCTACGTGAATTTAAATGTTTCAGTAAATCACAATGTTTCATAACTGATCTGTCTCTTAATAAAGTGGCAACTTCATTAGTTATTCTCGACTCAAAGGATTCACTGGCCGCTTCGAGCAGCTTTTCCGCAAACATTAGGCGTTGGTTCGCCATTGCGATGGCTTTTTTAACATGTTGTTTGTTGATCAACATTTCGCCTCCATCGGCAACACATTGTATCATAGCAAAACGTATCACCATCTCTTTTTGCCGATACCACACTGAATGAAGCATTTTATCAGTGGGTGTTGAACGGTTTTCATACCAATGAATTAATTTAGCCTCTCCTTCTTCGGATAATTCGAAGGGTCCTTTGTAATGTTCATGCATCGCGTAGAAGCGGCTCTGTAAATGATTGTAAATAAATTCATAGTCACTGGGTAGTTTCGGCCTAAATATCCGTTTACCAAAGTCGTACTCAGCTTCCACGAAACAACACCGTGCAATGAAGCCGGACTCAAATATGTCTTTAGATAGTACTTGCCTGAGCCAGTTTTTTGTCGAGCCGAAGAACCAATTAAGACACGACTTGTCTATAACAATCTCACCGTGCATGCGCGTTCCGGTTTGAATCGGATAGTGAGAACCGGTATAAATTTCCGTCATGAGTGAAATAAAGTCTTCACACAATGTTTTATTCGATCCAACGTCGTTCTTCAATTCATCCATTAAACACCACAAGAGTGGGTTAGCTAAGTGTTTGTTGCCGTGTTCGTCTTCATATGGCTTACCTAATTTGTCGACTAAAAAGGGAGCTGTTAATTTACCTCGATAAACGTTTAAATCAACAGACTCTTGCACAAGTTTAGCTATATTCGACATAGCAACACCTTTGCCGACTGATCCTGGACCAATGAAACCTATAAATAAATTCGGTTTTATTGGAATACCCGGTATCAAATCAAAGTAACAGTGGTCACTCAATGTAGCTGAAATGCCCGCAACACAGGACCAAAAGTTGTAAATCGGGGGCACTTCAGACTCCCCGCAAATGTGTTTATATAAATCAAAAATGTTAATGGTCTTGTTTAATATTGACATTTTATGCCTCTTAATCCGCGAGAGTTTTTAAGCTTAATGTAATTTCCCCGTTTTTGTTTGAACTAATATCAACTCTATATTCAGCAGAAAATCGCTTTAATTGTGATTTATGTAAAATCAATGTTTTCTCGTCGCAAGCATCAAGGATAACAATGAAGAGATTGTAAAGTTCATTATAATCTTTGAGCAATTTCTTATATTCTTGTGTAGTTAAATTTAGTTGGTTAGTTAAATTGTTTACAGTTTCCCCTACTTTAGTTACAACTTGCCTCATGTCGTCATTATGATTCAATTTAGAGTCTCCCCAATAAGTCACCAAAATAGTCTTGGACCTTGCTTTCAAACAAAGTTTTATCTTCAGGAAATCGTTTAAACTCAAGACCGCCGTAAAGAGTGTCGGATATGGTTATTCCAAGTGGGACGCTTAACTTTAACCCGGAACCCGCCGGTATTTCACGCTCGACCTCGCCTTCGGCTTTTAAATAAACACAATAATCATACAACCCTTCAGGTGGGACACTCGCTACGACTTCATCGTGTATCTGTAAATTTAACGGTTTATTGTACTTGTCGAACATATATTTGTTGCCGGGTAGTAAAAGGTACTGGTTGGTCCAACCAGCCCCTTCGGATTGCATGAAGTATGAATAACACCCTCGAAGGACGTCGTCGTCAATGCGTATCCCCTTTACAATGTAACGTCTACCCCATGAGTTGGTTAACACCCCGGTTGAATAAACGAGGTTGTTAACATATGGGAAATAAATATCCTGTATTTCAGGGTTTTTATTTAAAAAAATTTTAATAAGCCGATCACACCTTGCGGGATGCATGTAAACATCACCGTTTGTATCCTTCGATACCGCTTGTGACATCGTTTTCCCGCCCATCTTTCTCCAAGACGCATGGACTACTTTTTTGCCCAGGTAACGGTAGAGTTTGAATTTAAACTTTGGAAGGTCTATTACTTCGTTGCCGAATATCAACACGGCATTATCTGAGTGGACATCATATTCCCAAGGTTTTGAGTTTGCCAACAACACCATCCTATCGGTCCCACAGTACATCTTACCGATGCGGTCCTCGATTTGACTGTAGTCGGTTTTAACGAATAAACAGCCTTCATCAGGTAAAAACGTTTGTCTTATTGATTTTAATTTAGTCATTATTACCCCTTTAAACGGGTATCAGTCACTTTTTCGACCTCGATTTTTAGGCCTTGTGAATCAAAGTGATTTACCCCTTCAGGTAGTTCCTTCGACAAAACTTCGGTTAACCATTCTTCAGTGCCTGTATAAGTGATATGTCGCATGAAGGTGTAATAATAACTTTCGCACATTGTTTGGATGCTTTCATCAAGATCGGTTATCGTAATTACATTTAATTGATCATGATGGGTGCCTTCACTTTTAGTCTTAGATAAATGTTCGGAAAGAGTATTTCGGTTGTTGGAAATGTAATCCACAATCCTGACTACCGTAAAGATTGGTTTCGTCATGATGAGTTTGCCCTTTCGTGGGCAGCCTTGCGGCTACCCAATAAAGTATGGAATGATATGTTATTTTATAAATGTCTCCCTTTTTGGGAGATTTTCTATTTGGGTTACTACTCTTAAATAACCGAGACTTCTTAATTTGTTCGCGTAATTTATGGCTTTTGATATATCCCTCATGTTGAAATATTTACTCTCTCGTACACCCGTTGCCGGGTGCACTCCCGTCACAAAATGTTGGTATCTCTGTATCTTCATGGTTTCTGTTTTCCTCAATGTCTTCACTGAGTATATCACGTTTATAATCATGTGCAAACTGCTCTAACTCGTCCATTGTATAATCGTCCAATTTGTCGTCCAGTCTGTGTGATTTTCGAAGTTCCTTTGTAAGCATTATTCTATGGTGAACTTCTATAATCCTATAAACAAAACAAACACTGGCGGTCAGCAGTAATGCTATGGCACTAAGTTCAAGCATGGTTAATTTCCATCCTTTCAAGCATAAACGGGTTTCAATTCAACGTTTATTATATTTTTGACAGTATTCTCAACAATTTCGTCCAGTATTGCACGTTTGTATTTATGTTCAATTTGTTCCCACTCCTCCATGTTTATTACATTTTTGACAGTATTTTCGACAATTCCATCCAGTATTATTTGTTCCCACTCCTCCATAGTATAGTCTTCAGTTTCAAGGTCGATTGAAAATTTACTAACTATTTTGCCTCGCATCGAAATCTTGACTTCATACTTAAGAGCTGCGTAGTTTCCTACTTTCATTAATATTCCCTTTTTCTATAACGGCTTTGACTATTTTACGTTTAGCCGGAGTTGGTTTACAAGCGAATACGGTTTTTATTATTTGATTGTGAGATTCTCCGGCCGCATGTTTTTCCATTATGGCGCTTATCTGAAACTTTGTAGCTTTATTGTAATAATTATCCAACCAATCGGGCTGGGTTTTGGTAGTCTTTTTAGCCCTCTTTTGCCCGTCCAAACGAACTACGTTTTTAGGTGTTTTAACGGGAGTTTTCACAGGTACATGTCGTTCTTTATCTACTGGGAACGGACACCGTTTAGGTTGTTTTGGTAAATTGAAAAAACGTTTTTTATAACCTAAATCTACATAGGCGAAACGGATATCTTCAATTTTGTCGAAGATCAAAAAGATGTGCATATCGTACCGGCTCCTTAAAGTGGCTCTTCCTGGTGTACCATCCGCATCCGCCGTGCCCAGTTGAGTCGCTACTGCCAATGAATAGTTTAAATCCCGAGCGAATGTAAGCGCCCACGTATATTTTTTCCCAACGGGCTCTTTGTACTTTTCAAGATATGCGTCGGATATTTGCAATTGCTCGTCTTGGATAATGTAAACAGGAAGTTTTTGGAGTTTATTCTTAGCCCAATTATGCATTTCATCGAGCGATTCAACAATTTCATCTATGTTGTATTCGGAACCTTTGATTTCAGCCCAAGAGGGCCACTTACCCGGTTCAAACGGCTTTAAATCGTGGATGCGTAAGATGCATTTTCCCGGACTTATTTCACCATTTTCAATAGCCTTTTGCAACATCATCTGCAAGAACGTTGTTTTACCTGCGTTCGGACTGGCTTCTACGTAATATCGACCTTTCAATGTTGGTATAGAGTCCACCAAGTTGGGTGAATGGGATAGTAATAGTTTTAATTCATTCACGTTCAAATCACGAACCGACCGGCGTTCAAGTTTCGTTATTTGTTGTTGCTCCTCATTCGGCGTGGGTATGTGTTCGGGTTCAGGCTCTTCGACTTCCTCGCTAACACGTTCATACCGTCCCTCACGAAGTGTTTTTACAAACTCTATTAAGTTAAAGTATCTATCTATTAAAGTGAGTTTTTTCTTTCGTTTTACGGCTCCTACGACCCCATAGGCGAATAGTTTCGGTCCGATTAGGTCAGGGATAACAGAAAACATTATCATCATTAATAAAGGCATAACCGTTTTGAACCAATTGTGCCTTGTTTCAGCATAAGCTCCTACAGAAACTAAAGAGTCTTTCGTGAATTTGGAGTAAATTCCTATGGCGGTCACTTGGTCTGTCTTGCTTTCTGTTTGCCCTGATTGATATTTGAGCAATTCTTCGGAAGCTTTATCAAGTTTTGCTTGAGCCGCTTTAATTTGAGCCTTTCGTTTATCTAACTCACGTTCTGCCACTGTGTAATAATGTTTGGCTCGTTTTCTTTTATACTCACCTGTTAAATAATCCTCCTTTTCCTTTGTTAAAGCCTCGACACGTTTTTTGAAAGTTTCTTGTATTGATTGTAACGCTTGATAATGGGCTGTTGAGTATTTGGCATTGACCGCCGACTTACTTTCATCGGTGTAATAGGCTAAAATTGATACTGTAATGGATAATGTGGTAGCTGCCCAGAATAATCTATTGTAGTAAGCCTCCCCGGTCTTACGGTAGATTACAGCCCCGAATACTTGGGCTGCAGTTGTTCCTATGCCACCAAGGGACACTTTAGCTATAATGTAAATCAGCGTTATGTATGCGGTCCATGTTTCAAACTCAGTTGGGACGTTATTGCTCAAAATTATGTGACGACACGTTAGTATGCAACTGCTGAATGAAATCCAGGCACCCAAAATCAAAGCGCCAATTCTAAGTGTATTGTTGTCCCCGGTCATGTTTTACCTCAACCAATGGGGGTTAAAATAAACCCCCCATCGGATTAAATTGATTCTATGAAAATGTCCCCGTTAATTCGATTTGAGACAAACGAAACATCCTTGGTGCCTTCCAGTCATGATCCTGAAGAGAAAAAAATATGCCGAGGATGATCAAGATGATGAAAATGAATGTTATAGTGTCCAGCCCTCCAATTTGGCTATTGGTATTACGTCGTTTCCTGCTCACAGATCGTTTTCCCCCTTTACGTTGAGGTCTTTTACGTTGTGGTGTCTTTGGTCTTTCAAATATTCGGTCTTCCATCTTCATCCTTTCTGTTTACCAAAGTGGGCACATTTGGAAATCGGGGTTTGCGAAATTTAGCACAATCACCGCACTCACAATAATGATAATGCAAATTATCGCCGTTATTTGACTATCGCTTGATTTACGCCTCTTTTTATTTGATTTACGTTTTGCCACGGTTTTTTTAGTCCTCTCTTTAATTCCTTATTTTTTAGGATAAAGAAAAACCTCTAACATGTCATAAACGATAACCGATATGACAATTAAAGATAAAGTTAAAGTTAACGAGCAGCCAGCAACCAGACACACCAATAACGAAGCGCAAGCTGCTACAATATGATATTTAAATTTAGACATGCCCACCTCTTTGCTTTTTCACCACATGTTTCCAAGACACACTATCACGAAACAAATAAAAAATATCGTTGGCACTGATATTGTTGTGAAAACCAGTGACGCTACAAACGATACTATTAATGTCGTAAGTAGTGTTTCAAGAATTATTCGTATTGCAAGCATTACCGGTATCTTTTCCTCACTTCTCCGGTTCGTTCGTATAATTTATTGACACCATCGACCCACTTCCCCGCTTCAGTAAAAAAAGCAGCTACCGCTTCAGACCAACTATCAAAGTCGTCCTTCGTATGAAGGCCGAGGCTTTCTGATGTTGATGTCACTCCGAGATAAGTCAGCTTGGCTTTTAAGTGTCGATATTGGTTGGCGAGTTCCTCTTTGGTGTCTCGATGGCGTTTGGTTTTAGCCGTTGGGTAGTTCTCTTTTATTATTGGGTCAGTCATAGTAAGTATCTTTCAAGTGTGCAGTATCTTTCAAGTGTGTCGATGATTTCAAAAGTGTAGTTAAGTAAACCTTCGTCCGACAATAAACTTTTGTCGGACATATGGCTTACGATTACGTCTATAATATCATCGGGTAAATGAGGTAGTTCGACTATCCGGTAATCATCAGAAAAACCCGTTCTGAGATATTCATCGACATCGTTAGAATGACACCATACGTTATCTTGCCATACACATATGTCTATTTCAGGTTTGCGATTCACATTAATCCTCTCGATGGGTGGTCGCCAATCTAATTGAGACCCCTTCTTTCGTGGTTATGCAATAGAAACGATCCTTGTCACACTGTCTAAACGGTATCATTTCGAGTGATCGTATAAGGATGGATTGAGCTATTTCTCGTCCGATCCCTTTAGTCACATTGATGAAGGTAAAGTAAGAAGCGTAAAGTTGATTACCATTACGCCCAGGGTCCTGCATTTGGTATTTGAAGAAAAATATGTCGCCCTCTTCAAGTTCCCTCAAGGTTTCAGCCCTACTTTTATTTGGCCCGCATACGATGTAGTACGGACTCATAAGTTCAATTTTTCCCATTTCTTTTTGAAGCTTCCTTTCTTATTTTTTCTAACTCATTATGCAAAATTACTGTTTCCATCCATCTTCGGTGACGAGAAGGGGAATTCTTGTACTTTTTACAGTAGATAATACGCCAACCCATACCGTCGGTGTGAATTGGTTGGTGTGGGTCATGTAAAAACGAAAATGAATTCTTCCGCCTATATTCTTCAATTTTGTTCCAATCTCTCACAAATTCACCTCTTTAAATTTTGCATGTTCATGCCGGTCCTCATTGGGTTTTTGGAGCTCGCCAATCTACCTTCCTTAGTATTAAATTTGTAGGAACAACGTACTCTACCGTCTTTATCTTGGACACCACTCAAGTACTGTAACTCCTTTTCGCGGCTTCTATAAGATAGTAATATTTTACCGTATTCGCCAATCTTATCCGGAAACTTTTCGCACAACTTGTGTATGGCTCCTTCATCAAGTGTGACGGTCATTTTGCCGTTTGTACCACGTTTTCGCTGTTTCGGCAGTCCAAGTTTGCCGTAGAAAAAACGTAGCAGCTTGTCTTTGGAGAAGCCTTTTTGGTCTTCTTCAACAGAATATCGAATTTTACCTTTGTTTTTGCCGGACATCATGTAAGTTAGGCCGTTTTCAACGAAAGTATTGCGAACTTCTTTGTTGATATATTTAGGTTTTGGTATACCGTCCGCATCGTGCTTCACTTCACCTTCAAGTATCAATTCATCCCATTCAGCGTCTGTAGGGTCCCTAAACTTACTCTTGCTTTTCGTTGAAAAAAGATTACAGTCAGCTCCTTCTTCAAGGGTATTTCGAGCTTCCTTCATTTCGATCTTCAATTGTTTTGCCCACTCTTTTTGAGCGGCAACATCTACTCTCGTCCCATGTCTCGACATGCGATGGAGCGGTTCAAGTAAATCAGCATAATGACGCTGATAAAATTCCATCATGCCTTCTTCAATCAGCTGTTTTTCAACCGCCGTCCAGATTTCACGAGTAGCACAACAGTCGTAACCATTGTAAATCCACAGTGCGTCTACCTTTGATGCGTACTTAATTATCTCTTCTGCGTCTTTCGCCTCGTCTTTCCAATAATTAAATCTGGTATAGATGGACGATAGAAAGTTTAAACTGTGTTCTTCAATCGGATCAAGCGCGTGATGAGCGTATTGGACGTCACTGCGGTAATTGACAAGTTGGATGTCGTAAGCGTCGAGCCAATACCAGTCAAAGAGCCCGTTGCATAGTATCTTCGGTACTTTACATTCACAAAGCCGTTTGATGTAAGGTAAAAATGTGCTTGATTGTTCTTTAGTTAATGTTGGGATTGTAATGCTTTCAACCGGAGTCAATGCAAAACCTACGCAAGATAATGACTTTCCCCAACATTCGATGTCAACCGCGGCTTTCAAATCTTCACAATTATTTTCAACTTGTTTTGTGAAAATTTCTACGTCGTGTTCAGTTGGATCTATTATTGTATTTCTTGGAACATCAACTATTTGCGGGAATTGACACTCTGTTTTGATATTAGTCCAGTCAATTAAACATCTCTTTTCCCACACTGCCCTTCGAGTTACCGCAGCAGGGTGAATTGTAGGCATTACTTTGATACTGCGTCCGTTTAAGTCGATGTATTCGTAGATGGAACCTCTTAATTGCGTTATTCCTGCTTTTCTTTCCGACTCGGTTGAAGTTAAGTCGGATGAGTTTAAAGCGTTTCTAATTGCAGCCCTAATTTTCCCCTTTCCGGTTAAGGCAAATGTGGCATAGTTACCCATTGTTACAATTAAGTTTAAGTTGGGCATGTTTGTTATACGTTCGTGTAAGTTATTTATCCAAGGAAGCAGTTCGTCCATTTTTACTGAATCAAGCTCAATTCTCGGTGGTTTGAAAGGATATAGATTCTCGATGCGCATTTCATGCCGATTTAAACCGATTAGATGGAACCAGTAATTCAATTTGTTTCCCGAAGGCCCACAAAGGGGCCTACCGGCTGCTATTTCAGTGTTCCATGGACTCTCTGCCACCACTAATATTTTCGACGTCAACGGTCCTTCAAAAGACGGATTAACGTCTCCCGTAAAAGGTGTGTAATTCACTTAATCACCCCTTTTTGCTTATCGAGAAAGTTCTTTTCTTCAACGACTATTTCAAACAATAAGTCTAATTCTACCACAAACGATAATTTGAGTCCGTCTACTTGAGCGGTAAGTCTAATTCTATTGGTACCTTGTTGGTCAATGTATGTATGTATGTCAAAATCGGTTACTTCTTTTAAGGGACCTACAATTTTTTGCTTAGCTTTTTCAAGGCAACGTTCGCAAGGCTCAACCGTTGGAAAAAGATAATCTCCAGGCTCGTCAACTACATTAAGTTGATTCATACAAATACAATGTAATTTCATCTATTCAATCACCCCCTTCCTTTTTAATCGTCGTCTAAATCAAGTTCTTCCATTGAATCTTTGATTTTTCCTTCAATCATTCCTATTTTTTCTGTGATTATTTCTTTCAAGCAAGATCTGCAAGGATCAACGTCGATTTCAACGCTATCACTCCTTAAGGAGATTTCAGCATCCAAAATTTCACCGCAGTCTTTGCAGTAGACAGTGATATCTAAACTAATAGCTGACATTGTTACCTCCTTTGGCCCTCTCTTATTTTTTCAGCCGCCTTGTTTATAGCATTACGAAAATCGTTAAACCCAACGGCACATGTTGCCGACTTTCTGCCGGAGGTGATTGTGATTTCCAATGCCCATTTACGAAGTTTGTAATCGTAGTATACCCTATGGTCCAAACTACCATTCATTTTTTACTATTCCTTTTTGAGTTGTTTTGTACGTAAAACTTCTGCACGTCTTCAACTATTGCGATTAATTCCCCAAAGGTAATATCGACTATTTGGGGAATTGAACCGTCCTTAGTTGATGAAACTTTTGAATATTGACTCAAGTTAACTCTAATCATACCGTTGAAAAGGTATGGCTTAGCCTTTGTCCTCTCATTTACCCGCATGACCCTCTACCTCAAAAAGGGCCCGAAGGCCCTTTGTGTTAAATTATGTTTATATCAAAGTTATTTCTTGCCCTTGCATGAAGCTAAATGCGCAGCGTACTCATTGGGAGCAACCTGCTCACCGCATCCCTGGCATGTTATTTTGAAACCTGGATTTCCTTCGGCGGGCTCAGCTTCTTTAGTTTGTATATCATCGCCAACGTCGGAAGGAATATCGGCCGGACCTTCATCATTTTCATTTTTCACGGGTTTCGGCGGTGAAGAAGGTTTCGGCGGTGCTTGGTATGTTTGCTGCTGCTGGACTGGTTTAGGGGGTTGCTTCTTTGATTTAGGCTTACCCCTGCCCGCATCGTTCGTTAAAATCATTGGTTCGCGTGTTCCGGGCTTCCAGTAACCACCCATGGCGACGCTATTGCGCGGCTCACCTTCTTCATCTATCCTATGTATGATACGCAAGCCGACAGGTGGATTTGTGTTTGACATAAATGAAATAAACTGAGGTACACTTCTTACTTCCTTGCCTACGTTACAAGCAATACGTAATTGCTGAATACCTCTCATGCCACGGGTATCCGCGTTGATCTTGTCCGGCTCGTCATCGGTTCCAACAACATAATATTCCGTGTGGTACAAGCCTTTGTAAAGTTTTGGCTCTACGCAACAAAACGAAACTTTGAACATTCGTTTTCCAGAACTTTTGCTGTAACTTGCCTCCATGTTGGATACGTTAAATAAGCCGTCAAGTGTTGGGAATACATCAGTTTCCGGCGTTTCATCCCAGGGAAAATAGTCGTCCATACTTTTCCTTTCCTTTTCTTTCATTTGTTTAGCTTAAGTTTACTTTTTTTTTAAGAACTCAAAATTAAGTGAGTCAACTACTTACCTTTTAACTTTTCAAATTTAGCCATCTTGGCTTCCCAATTGCGCCACACTTCATCGAGCTTAGGCAAACATGGGCATGGCGGGTTAAGGTGTGTCTTTGCTTGGTAACGACCATCGCCGTCCGTTTGGAGCCAGCGTTCGCGCTGACCGGTTTCGTGGTTGGTTTTCACATATAATCGCCAAACTTCACCAAAAAAGTTGCCTGCCTGCGTTGCCAAGCGGCCAGGCAAGGCAACTGTTCGTAAAACTTCGCCGGTTTCACCGTTGTCTTTTAATGCTGTGTGGGCGATATACACCACGTTTGCATTTCTAAACGACCTTTGACCGAAGATGATACGCTCCAGAAAGTCAGCGGCCCCTCCTCGCCACTGACGCGATTCTTTTGTTGTGGGGTTTTTGATAAACTGTTCCATATACATGGCTTCGAGGTTTGCGGCCGATAAAGATGAAACTATCAACGTTTCCCAGTTTTCTTGTTCGCTGTTGAACATGCCTAAACGAAGTTCAAGTACGTCCGATACGGTTGGGTTGTTGGCGGCTAAACTGCTATGATATTCAATTCTTGTTAAGGTATCGTCTTCTGCTGTAACATCTTGGTATTCAACCAGGATTGGCTCACCGTAGCAATCTTTACCTAATTCGTATGTCAAAATGTCTGATATCGATTTTGCTCCTTCAAAGTAAGGAAATTCGTTACCGCCGCGGCCATCAAGGAATAAGACGAGCCGGTCACCTGGGAACTTAGCGGCCAGTGTGTCTTTGCCTACTCCAAAGTAACCATATAGCAACACGTGGATGTAAGGCCTTTTCAAGATTCACCCCCTTTTTATTGAGTTAAATCTACGTAAACAGGATTGTATCGTTGTTTACAAGATTCACATGTTAAAATACCGGGTCTTTTTAAACTGTAATCATAAGTGATAGATGTGCATTTGTTACACTCCCACGCGGAATGCTTATCTTCACCATCCCCCATTATTATCACTCTTATTGAAGGCATTTTCACCTTTTTCAAATTGTTGTTCCTTTCATTTTAGATGTAAGATGTCATTCCGGAATTTTAATATCGCTCGTTGACTTGCACCGCACCCGGATCGTTCCAGGGTTCCCATTTGGATTCTTTGGTGAAGGTATCCATCAAGCCAACATCGAAGCCGGTACGGCACCAATTTTTGAATGAACAGTGTACACAGGGTTCTCCCCTATACCGGAATGTTCCCAAACGTGGAACGTGCTTTAAATCTTCAAGTTTTGAGTAAGTTTTAGCTAACATATAAAGTTCGGCTGCCATTTGATTTAAATCGCGACGCCAAGCAGACAGTTGCTCTTCGGTTCTCCCAACTGTACGTAATTCGCTGCTGGCATGCAGTTT